TTCCGGCGGTGTGCACTCGCATTCGTGCAGAGCACAACCGCAGTCGTCGCACGCGCCGATCACAGCGGCGGCTCTTCGAAAGCGTACTTGAACAACACTCCCCCTGTGCAGTCGATGACTTCCAATGCGACCCGTCCCGACCTCGATCCGATCGAGGGCAGGACTGGCACGATCGTAGAAAGCCGCGGTCGCTTCGCCTGGCAGTTGGCGCCCCGCCCGCGCCCACGTGCAGTCCCACTCCCGCGCTCGCGCGATCACAGCGCGCAGGATCGCGAGACGCGCGCGAACGTGCGCGTCGTGTTGCCGTTCCTTCGCCATCTCATCCTCCTCGGGTCTGCGACCCGAGCCACCGCCCAAGCTCGCGAGCGACGAGGTCACCGCGTCGTCGGTCGACGCGGGGCTCGACGCCACCTCGCCCCCGCCACGCGGTGTATTCGGCGAGGAGGCGATGCGCCTCGATCGGGTTGCCATCCTCGATGGCGCGGGAGGCCCAGTAGAGTGTTGCTTCGGGATCCATGAAATCCTCCTGTGTCTGCGACCCGTCCTGGGGCGCAGAGCCGCACCGCGTGCGTCAGTCGTGCGCCTCCGGGTAGGCGACTTTCTCGCGGTCGCACTCCGCGAGCCACCACACCGCGCAGGCGCGCTCGCTCGCCGTCGCTGTCGCTGCCATCGCGATCGCGCCGGCGGCCTCGTCGAGCGACGACCACCGCATGACCAGTCCGTCCCCGTCGTCGAGCGTGATCTGCTCCGCCATCCCGAGGTACCGATCGCAGTGCCCACTTGTCACGATACGAACACTTATGCGCCGCGTGATCTTGCCGCCATCCAGCGCGGTCGTCAGCCTGGTCGTCGTCGTCGTCATCGTATCCTCCGTGCGTCGATGTACCAGACCACCCACGCGTCCGCCGCCGCCGCGCTCGCGTAGCACTCGACGCACGAGGCGTCGTACGCCTCGATCGCGCCGCGCCGGCCGGCGGGCTCCGCGTCGAGCGCCTCGCCGTGATCCTCGATCGCGTCGAGGACCAGCGCGCGGGACCGCTGCTCACACAGATCCCGCCACGCGTCGTGACACGCGTAGCGGAGATCCTGGATCTCGCCATCGTCGAGGCCGCTGAGGCCGCTGAGGCGCCAACCGTCCTCGCACGCGTCGAGCAGGCTGCCGATCTCCGTCGTCGCGGTCTCCTCGACCTGCGCCTCGATCGCCTGGCGCGCGTAGTCGCGTGCGTACCGCAGCATCGTCGTCGTGTCCATCTCATCCTCCTCGTGTCTGCGACCCGTCCCGTTTTCCATGCTCGGGTACCTATGCGATCCCGGTACCAGGCGGAAAGTCGAATGGTTCCGCGAAAGCGCGCAGTCGAGCGTGTCTGCGCTGACACGCGAGTGTGTCTGCCGAGGGAAACGTCCCCGCCGGGACACTCGAGCGTGTCCCGTTTGCCACGGTTACATGTAGGTGCGTGTGGGCGAAGCTCGAGCCGCCCGGGGCCATGTTTACATATATGTAAACATGTCCACTAATGGCGTGATTAGTGGACACCCTGGCACGGCGCCTGCACTACCCGTCGGCGTCCGGCGAACCCGGGCGGGAGGTAGCGATGGACACCTGGACCTGGCAGCGGACGTTGGAGCCCCGAGCCGCGCGAAGCCACGCATGCGTCGCACCCGACGAGGCCCGGCACCGCTGGACGCGCGAGGTGGCGCCGTGACCGCCTGGGTTCGCGAGGCCACGGTCACCTACCGCGGCGACGCAACGCGCGGCCTGCGGATCGCGTCGTCGAGCGACACGGCCGGGTTCCTCGCGCGATCGGGCGCGCTCTCCGCGCAGGCCGCGTGCGAGTCGTTCGCCGTCGTCTACCTCGACGGCCGCAACCGGACGCTCGGCTGGGAGGTGGTCGGGCGCGGCGGGGTCTCGAGTTGTCCCGTCGAGGTCGGGTCCGTGTTTCGCGGCGCGCTCGTCGCGGGCGCGGTCGGGATCGTGATCGCGCACAACCACCCGTCGGGCGATCCGACGCCGAGCGCCGAGGACATCGCGTTGACGGAGCGGATCGTGCGCGCTGGCGATCTGCTCTCGGTCCGAGTGCTCGACCACGTGATCGTCGCGAGCGAAGGACACTTCAGTTTTCTGGATGCCGGCTTGCTCCGGCCGCGCAGCGGGGGTGCGTCGTGATTTACGCCGTCCGCACCGATCAATTTGGGACTGTGCTCGTCGCCCGTGACAACATTCACGCTGCGCGCGTGTGGGCTTGGTCGGCGCACAGAGCGGGGCCGCGTTGTGTGGCCCGGTACCAGGCGTCGCAAGTTGTCTGCGACGTGTGCGACTCCCGCCCGTGTTGCTGCGGCCGTACGCCGCGCAGCGGGGACAAACGCCGCGTCCGGGCTGACACGCTCGAACCCGCAGCGGCACGAAACGACGGCGGAATCAGCGCGGTACGAGACGAGCAGTAGAACGGGAACGAACGAGGCGGCGCCAATGGCGCCGGGAGGATGCGACGATGGCGAGCTTTCAGGTTTTCTGGGCGATCGTGCCCGCCGGTACGCGCGATCGGTACGCGGCCGGCTACGACGGAAACAGGTTCGATTCCGAGGCGGAAGCCGCGGCGGCGATCCCGGAGTTGATCGAGGCGATCGGGTGTGTTGCGCCGGAGCACGGCGATGCGGAGGACGCGCCCGACGCGGAGGACGGAGGCGGTTGGACGGTGATCGCGGTGTGCGACGGATGCGGGGGCGATCCCGAGTACGCCGGCCCCGTCGCGCGCCACCGATCGTGCGTCGAGCGTGCGGCGGCGTGGGGCGCAGAGGACGGCGCCGAAGACACCGCGTGGATCGACGACGGCTCCGGCACGGGGCCGGAGGGCCCGATCGCGTACACGGCCGAGACGCTGCGCCGCGCGATCGACTCGACGCGATCGTGGAACGAGGCTGCGTGCAACGCGGGTGCGCTCGATCTCGCGCACTCGGAGGCGCGCGGGTGCGCGGACAACGTGCGCGAGGCGTACTATCTCGCGTACGGGCGGGCCGCCGAGGCGGCGGCTCGGGAGTACCTCGCCGATCTCGTCGCGGAAGCGGCGGAGGCGGCGGAGGCGGCGGAGGCGGAGGTGGTGTCGTGACCGCCCTCTTCACCCTCCGCGGCACAACCGCGACTCTCGATCGCGTCAAGGCGAGCGTGTCGCCGGGCCTCGCCGGCCTCACCGTCACGATCGACGGCAAGCGCAACAAAGCCGCGAGCCGCGAGCACGCGATCCGCGTCCGCGCCGCCCTCGACGCGCTTGGCGTCAAGCTCGATCGCGAGATCCGCGTCACGCTGCCGCCCGAACGCTCGTCGGCGGGCGATCTCGCGATTGCGGCGGCCGTGCTCGACGCGATCGGCAACATCCCAGCCCCCGCGGGGCTGCTCGTCGGCGAGCTGTCGCTTGGGGGCGAGCTTCGAGCCGCGCGCGGCGTCATCCCGGCGATCCGCGCCGCAGAGCGGGAGGGCCTGCCGTGGGTTGTGGTCCCGCTCGACAATCGAGACGAGGCGCAGTGCGCGGTCCGAGCCGGCGTGACGATCCCGATCTACCTCGCGCGGCGGCTCGTCGACGTCCGAGACTTCCTCCGTGGCTTCCTGTCGGCGCTCGAGATCGCAACGGCGGGAGATCCGTCGCTCATCTCGTCGGATCTCGCGTGGCAGGACGTGCCAGCGAGCTGCGCGGACGCGGCCGAGCAGATCGTCAAGGCCGTCAACGACGGCGCGAAGGTGCTCCTACTCGTCGGCCCGCCAGGGTCGGGCAAGACGATGATCGCGCGACGGATCACGAGCATCCTTCCGTCGCCGACGATCGCCGAGCGGCTCGAGATCGACACGATTGCGAGCGCGGCCGGGCTCGGGATCCCCGCGACGGAGCGGCCGTTCCGCGCCCCGCACCACACCGTGAGCGCCGGTGCGCTCATCGGCGGGGGCGATCCGGTGCGGCCTGGCGAGGTCACGCTTGCGCACGGTGGTGTCCTCTTCCTTGACGAGATCGCCGAGTATCGACGCGACGCGCTCGAGGCGCTTGCGACGACGATCAGGCGCGGAACCGCCAGGATCGCGCGGACGGACGGGACCGTCGAGATGCCTGCGGAGCCGGCCGTCGTCGTACTCGCGGCGAGCCCGTGTCCGTGTGGCTACCACGGGACCGTGCGGCGTGTGTGCACGTGCTCGCCGGAGCGGATCACGCGACATGAGGCCGCGCTCGAGGCGGTTCGCGCGAAGTTCAATGCAGTTCGGATCGAAGTGCCGGAATACTCGCGACGCGCGGATGCGTCGTTGACGGGAGGGTGAGAACGTGACTACCTTGACCGAGCGTCCCCAAACGCTGACCGTCGGGTCCTACGTGGCGGCCGTCTCTCGCGAGGCGCCGGGACCTTGGGGAGTCGAGACGACTTGGACGATCACCCGGGAGGGCGTCGAAGTCGGGCAGATGTTCCAGGGCGGCGGGGGCTACGGCGAGCGTCCGCATTGCTCGATATCCAAGCTCGTTTGGTCCGGAGAGATGCCGGCGCGCTCGTGGGATCCGAGGTCGCCCGAGTACGGCCTCTGTTTCGACATCGGGCCGCAGGACACGCGTGAGTTGGCACTGGCCGAGTTTGGGCGCCGGGCTGATCGGCTGATTGCGTGGCGCGCTGCGCGGACGGGAGGATGAGACCGTGATCGATCTCGACGCACGCGGACTTCACGGCGGCGCCGTGAACGACCTTCTGACGATCGCCCTCTCGGCCGCCGTCCCGCTCCGCGTCGAGGAGTTCAAGCGCCGTCCGTGGTCCGAGCTGCAAACTCGCGCCGCCGAGTGCGCGCAGATCGTCGCCGAGAAGGGCGACATCATCCAGTACCGGAGCAAGAAGAAGGGCGAGACGGCCAAGGCGTTCAACGCGCTGGCGGAAGGCTTGGCGATCGGCGCGTTCGCGCCGGGCGGGATCCGATTTGCCGGCCTGCACTTTCAGGCGGAGCACCCGGAGATGAAGCGATGAAGACTCGCGAACAACTGCACGACGAAGCGATGGCGCACCATGTCCGCGGGTACGAGCACATGCGCGCGGCACACCTTGCGCACGCGGCCGAACACGAGACAGAGGCGCGGCTCGCGCTCCTCCAAGGCGACCACAAGCGCGTCGGGCACTGCACAGGGCGCGCGAGGTTCTATCACGACCTCGCCGACGACTACGCCACGATGCTGGCAGGGAGACGAACGTGAAAACGATCCTCCTCGTCGAAGACGACCCCGCCACCGCCCGAGCCCTCGTGCGCCTGCTCGGCGACTACGGCCGCGTGCAGCACGCTGGGAGCCTCTCCGAGGCCCGGGTGCGCCTGCTCTACGGCCCAAAGGTGGACCTCGTGGTGACGGACTGGCGCTTCCCAGCCGAACCGAGCGGACCGGAGCTTGAAGGGGCTGGGGTGCGGGTGCTCGCGTACGCGCGCCAGGTGAAGGCGCCCGCCGTCGTGTTCTCGGGAAGCGAGCAGCCGGCGGAGGGCGTGCCGTGGGTCGTGAAGGGGGACGTGGACGGGTTGCGGGCGGCTGTGAGAGAGGAGCTTGACCGATGACGACGAACCAGAAGGCAATCCTTCGCGATCTTCGCGCGGCGTGGAAACTCATCGCGAGCAAGAAGCGCTGGACGCAAGACGCGTACGCGCGCACGAAGACCGGCCGCGCGTGCACAGCGCGCAGCGAGTATGCTGTGCAGTGGTGCGCGACAGGCGCCCTAGACCGGATCGACGCCTCGCACGCCACATTCGAGCTTCTGCGCGGGGTCGCTGGTGCCAGAGTCGAGATGATCAACGACTTGGACGGTTACGCCGCTGTTCGCAAGCTCTACGCAGAGGCGATCAAGTGCGCGAGGAGCGTCCGAGCGAAACAGCGGGCTGGACTGTGACCGCCTGGTACGCATCCGGCGGCGGCATCGCGCAGGCGGGGCCGTTCGCGACCGAACACGAAGCGCGAGAAGCGTTCCGGTTGACGGAGGAGGCTCGGGGGCGACAGAGACGCGAGCGGGGGACGGCGTCGCCGTACCCGTGGGATTTGGTTGTGTGGCCGGACGACGCAGCGAGGACTCGCCCTCCGAAGGGGGCCCAGAGTAGCCCGGAACCGACTACCCAAGGAGACCGACGATGACGACCTTGAAAGACATCCCCGCCTACGTCCAACGCCTCACCGAGGCGTGGCTCTCGGCACCCAACGACTCAACCGAGGAAGAGCTGCTCTCCGAGGCGTGCGACATCGCGTACGCTCGGCACGGCCTCCAAGACGCCGACGTGTCCGCGCTCGTGCAGGACGGGCCCGGCTTCAAGGCGTGCTCCGATCTCAACGACGAAGAGACGGTGCAGCACGACACGTGGGCCGAGGCGGGCGGGTACGATGCGCTTGAGGAAGAAGCCGGGCAAGGGGACGACATCCGATGACCGCGCGCGTCGAGCGGCAGCGCAAAAGCGGAAGTGCCGCGCCTAGCGCGAGAACGCGACGATCGCCCCGACCGTCCCGCCGATGATGAGCCCGGCGACGAGCCCGACAGCGATCGGCATCACCTTGCCGCGTCGTTCGAGCGCCTTCACTTCGGCGGCAACGGCCGGCGCGAGTCTGCGCGCCCATTCGTCGTAGCTCGTACGTATGAAGTGCACGCCGTCCCGGGCGTGCTGGAGGTCCGCGGTCATCGGCCGCGCATCGATCCACGGCACACCGCGCCCGTCGAAGTAGAGCGACTGGACGTTGGCCACGGCCTCGTGGCGGCGTCCTACTTCAGCGTCCGTGGCGTGCGGCGGCCCGATCCAAACGATCGAGGCGCCTGCGGCCTTCGCCTTGGTGACGAACTCGCCGAGCCGACGCTCGTACTCGCTGCCGCTCGTGGTCACCGAATCGTTTGCGCCCAGTTCGACGACGAGCACCGTCGGCCGATGGACTTCGAGGATGCGGTCGAGCCGGCCCTCGTCGAGGTACCAGCGGACGCCCTTACCGCGCGTCGCGTGGATGGCGACGGGCTCGAGACCCGCGGCGCGCAGGCCGTCGATGAGGCCGGGGGCGAGCCCGGCTTCTTCCATGTGCGAGTCGCCGACGAGTACGAGTCTCACGAGTCCAGCCCTTCGATCTTCACGATTACCGCCGCCGCACCGATTGCCAATCCGACGCTCAAAGCCGCGCTGGCAGCGAATATGCCAGCGGCTTTGAGCCAAAATTCGACAGGCCGCGGGTGCTCTGGCGGGCTGATTCCGTCACTCACGGCCAGCGCACCGACGCTAAGCCCGGTCGCCCCCGCAGTTAGCAAGGCGAGGTGGGTCCAGTCGGTGCGGTCGAGCTTCATCGGGCCCAGCGTAGCGCAACATACGTTCCGCCGACAACCGCTCCGGCGATGGTTGTGGCGAGGAGCGCGCCGCCTAGAAGCGAGAACGGATACGGCCCAGGACGCATCGCGACGCGCTCTGCTTGAGCGCGATTGCGTCGCAACGCGATGTACCATTGGTCTTGTCGACTGACGATCTCCGCGTCGTCTATGCGTGCGAGGAACGACGAGGAGACGCTCGGTGCCGCGTACTCCACGGCGCCAGGTACAGGGTTGGGAAGCAGGCCAGAGGCCCACAACGTCACGATTTCCTCGATGTTCGAGGCATCGCGGAACTCCGCCAGCTCGTCCAAGTCGTCGAAGCGTGCAGTCCGCGCCTCGGTGCGTCGCGCCATTTGTCGCGGTGTGCACGAGTTGGGAAACCGGCGGCACTTGTCGTCGTCGAGCGAATCCCACAGGGGATTCACAGGCTGCGCGTAGGCTCGAACGAAATCAGCGAAGGTGCCGAACCGGCTTCGCGGATCGGGGACGCTCGCGGTGCCGGCGACGAACGCCTGCGTGAGCGTCCAGAGCGTTGCGGCCTGCTCCTCGGCGTCGGAGGTTTCGTAGGCGACAGCTCGCGCCGCCCAGAGCACGTCGGCGCGTGTGAGGCGATAGCGGAAGCCGGGCGCGACGATCTCGGTCATCGGCGTCGGCGTCGGCGGTAGAAGCGGACCTTCATCGCTTCACTCCAGCGAACTGCATCGCCCGAATCGTCGCCCCGTGCGTCGTCTTGCTCCGCTTGCCCTTGACCGGGTACGCCTCCCAGAGCGCGTGGTGCACGAGGTGCTCGCGGAAGGGCTCGTGCTCTGGTGCGAGCGTCATCGGGTACGCGCTGATCCGCTCGACGAACGCCTCGACCTCCGGACCCTCGGGAGCGGGCGAGCCCTTCTTGGGCTTCTTGCGGCGCCAGAGCGCGATCTCGCGCGCATCGTACGTCGGCATGTCGCCACGACCGAGGAGGGCTGCGAAGAAGCCGGCCTTCGCGGCCGAGATCCCGCTCACGTTCTCTTGTACGAACGAGATCCACCCAGTGCGCGGGCCGCGGTATGCGTGCTGAAGAGCGTCGCGCTTCCATGCGAGGCCCGGGGCGTACTCGAGATCGGCGAGCATCTCGTTCGAGAAGCCGAAACACGCCGTGCGCTCGGCGAGTGCCTTCGCGGCTTTCTGATCGAGCCGGCCGCGCTCGGCCGCGTCGAGATACCGCTTGCCCTCTGGCGTGAAGAGGAGCGTCGCCATCGTGTCCTCGGGCCGGACGTTCTTGCGTTGCGCGAGGCGCTTGATCTCACGGTACTCGGGGAAGGTCTTGCAGACCGTGGCCTTGGGCAGACCGCCGCGCATCACACTCGATCGCGCGATCACGTACGCCTTGATCACCTCGCGATTGCTCGGGAGGTGTCCTTGGCGCGACGCCATCCAGTTCGCGAACGGCTTGATGTGGCTTGGGAGCGTCGTCGGGACAGGGCCCTTCGACGCGACGCGGGCTTGCGCCTCGGGGACCGTGATGAGCCGCGAACGCTCGATCGCGCGCTTCTGAGCATAGGTGCGGCCGAGCCCGACCGCCGCAGCTCCCTCGCATTCATCCCGGTACCGCTCAAATTCCGCGCGCTTCAACTTCCCCATCTCGCGCAGAACCGCCTTTTGCGAGACGCCCTTGGACTCAGGCCGGAACGCGATGAACTCGTAGGCGTCCGCGTACCGCCAGCCCGAGCGGAACTGCTCGTACGAGAGCCCGCACGGCTGCTGCGGGTACCCGAGACCCTTCGGCTTCCTCTTCGGCACGACGTGTGTGGTACACTACCACAGGCATGTCGACACCGGGCCTGATCAAGCTCTGCGCGGCCCTCGCGATCTTGTCCGTTCCCGCCGTCGTGTACGCCCAAGCGGGCCTCGAGCCCGACCCAGGCATCGCCGCGTCGCTCCTCGCCGCAGGCCCGCTCGGGGCGGTCATCCTCGGTCTGGCGTGGGCCCTCTTCCGTGTCTACAAACGGCTCGATGAGGTCCAGGAAGCTCGCACGAAGGACGCGCAGGAGATGGCTCGCAGCGCCGTCGAGGCCCACGAGAAGCTCAGCGAGGCGCTCGATCGGCTCGCTGCGGAAGCAAGGAGGCCGTGATGAAGAATGGGAATCGAGATCCATCGCCGGAACTCGTCGAGGAGATGCGTCGCAAGCTCCGCGCGGACAGAGAGCAGCGTCGCAGCAATCCAAGCCTGCCAGCGTTCAAAGTGCGCCACGACGAGGTGACGGCGCTCGTGCGCGCGACGGCGGCGGAGTGCTCGACGCTGGGTTCGCACCGCAATCCGTAGGCTCGATCGCGGGCGCGGTCACGGCCGGTCGCCTGAGACGACGATGCGGCTGTGGTGTTCGCCGAAGGTGACGCCGTTGAGCACGAGCGGCTCCGCGAGCCACACGACGACGCGACCACCCGAACCGCCGTCCTGGTACTGCGGCGCCGAGTCGTAGCGGGCCCACATGCCGCGCCGTCCGCGGAACGCGCGGGCCGTAGCGCGAAACGCGCGCCACGCCTGCGACCGTGCGCGACGCTTGACGTAGCCGCTCACGGCGTCCTCGCGGGCCACGGGGAGCGCACGCGGTGCGCGGGGATCCACTCCGCCGCGCACGTCCATCCCGTCGTCACCGGTCGCGGCTCCGCGTACACGACGAAGACAAGGAAGCCCTCGTCACGCGTCTTCCACGCGAGCGTGTCGTAGTCCACGACCACGATGCTCCCGCTGCACGGTGTGATGCACGGCGGCCCTCCTTGGCCGCATGGCGGCGGTCGCCACGCAGGGTCGAAGATCGTGTTCGTGCCCTCAGCGATGAACGCGAGCAGATCGTGACGCTCCGCCTCGCGCTCGAACAGGTCCTCTTGGGTCCGCTGTTCGTCCGCCCACAGGTCGTCGCAGTCGAGGTACTGCGCGAGCGCGATCACTTGCCCCTCCGCGCTGCGCGCATCTTCTTCGCTCGCTTTACCGCGCACGTCTCGCAGCACGGTGTGTATCCCTTGCGAGCACGCGACCTGATCGGCACGATCGCCGGCTTGCAGCAGTCGCCGCACGCGCCGAGGCACATCGCGCAGAGGCAGTCCCCAGGGCGCGTCACCGCGTACCAGGCATGGTTGAGTGTGTCGAGCATCACCCGCCCCCGTCGTCGCTCGGCCGTGGGCGTGCCGCAAAGACGAGCATCGACCCGATCGCGCCCGCATCTTCCTGCGAGCAGGTGAACGTCCGCACGCTCCCGGCGCCGCAGTCGCACTTCCGCTCGACGGGGTCCGGGCGCGTCGGCAGCCAGCCCGGATGCAGCCTGGCGCACCACGCGCGGTGCAGCGAGGGCTGCTGCACGACGATCTCCACGCTCTCGCCGACGATCTCCGCGCTCGCGCCGACGAGGCGGACGGTGACGGTGCAGTCCTGCGCGGTTGTGTGCGCGTGGGTCATGCGGAGCCGGAGCCGTCGCCGTCGCCGGAGCCGGAGCCGTCGCCGTCGCCGGATCCGGAGCCGCCGCCGGAGCCGGAGCCGGAGCCGCTGCCGGAGCCGCCGCCGTCGCCGGAGCCGTAGCCGTAGCCAGAGCCGTAGCCGTAACCAGGGCCGTAGCCAGGGCCGTAGCCAGAGCCGTAGCCGGAGATCTGCGGCAGGCCGGTCACGGGGTCGATCACGACTTGTACGGGGGCGCGACGCGCAGCGAGTGCTCGCCATCCGCCGTCGTTGCGAGCACCTCGATCACGCCGACAAGCGTGATCTCCGAGATCGCCACACTGATGCGGTCGCCGCTGCGCGCGCCCTCCGTCGCGACCTCGTGCAGCGACAGCCGCCCGCCCGACCAGCTCCACAGGCGGCGTGCGTTGCGCAGCAGGGCCTCCGAGCCGGTCCGCGCAACCAGTTCGCCGACATGGACGCCCGCACTGTACGTGCGGATCACCACGTACGGCGATGTCTTCTTCGTCTTCTTCGTCTTCTTCGTTGCCATCGTTCACTCCTGTGGACCCGCACAGCGAGCCAGTTGTCCTTGGGCGGTCGTGTGAGAGGGGGTCACGGCGTCCACATGTCCCACGATGGCGAGATCGCGTCGAGTCAGAATCACGACCGCGCCGCGCGCATCTCAAGCAGGCGTGATGCCTGCGAACTTCTCGGCGCAGTTGATCCACGCGTTCATCGCGAACCACGTGCCGCCGTCGACGATCGCGAGGAGCTGTCCGGCGTACCATTCCAGGATCTGTTCGTCGTTCAGTGGGATCCGCGGGTTGCCAGGGGATACCACGTGGCAGTCTGCGCCGAGCCCTCGCTCCGCGAGCGCAGCACGAACGATCTCCGCGTGCACGCGCGCCGTCGACTGGCCGCCCGCGTCGATCGCGACAACCGACGCGCGCACGACCTCTCGCAGCCGGCTCACGGCCCCTCCATCGCGTCGGGCACGTCGCGGAGGATCTGCCCCGCAAGCCCCTGCGCTTGCGCCGGACTGATCTCCGGCAGCCGGTCGCTCGCGTGATTGCGTGGCGACCAGACCTGCCAGTTTCCGTTGCGTGCGCGGCGAACGGCACACCGCACCGCGTGGTAGCCATCGCCTTCGATGATGCCCTGCGCGAGCGCACGCATCTCCGCGCCGGTGCCCTCGACCGATGCTCCGGCAAGCCGGCCCGCGTTCTCGTAGACGACCACCCACCAGTCGTCCTCTTCGCCCCAGGCGCGTTGACAGATTACCGTCGGCATCGTCGTGGCCCGCAGCCTGGCCCGCTGCTCCTTCACGTGGCGCAGTTCGTCGAGAACAGCGTCGCGCTCCATCGCGCCCTGCGCGCGAAGGCGGCGGATCTCGGCAAGCAGATTATCCGCTGCGAGGTGCAGGCGCGCCCGACCGTACATCGAGCCGCCGTCGAGGATCTCCTCGATCTCCGCGAGGCGTTCGTCGGTGAGCGGGGCGGTCACGGCTTGCCCCTCCGCGCTGCGACGACCTCGGCCGGATCGGGCCAACCCATGATGTCGGCGTCTCCAAGACTGCCGTCGGCGAGTCGCACCGTGGCCCCGTGCAAGCGAGCCAGCACCCGCTGCTGCTCCCACTGCGCCCCCTGCACCTGCGCCGCCTCGATCACGCGCGCCCCGGCAGCGGCGCCGGAGGCGAGGGCGGCGTCGGTGGCGGCGAGAACGGCGTCTCGGAGGGGCTGTAGCCGTCGTCGCGGCGCTGCATGCCACGCTCTCTCCGACCGTTCCCGCGCCTTCCGCTCCCACGCCCATCGCTCCTCCCGCACGCACCGTGCGACCTCCGCGAGCGCAGCGGCGTGCTTGTCCCGCTCACGACGAAGCGCGAGGCCGCCGGAGTTGCAGGCTTCGATCATCGTTGCACGAGCATGCCTGGCATGTGCACGAGCCGCGTCGAGTGCCGCGAACACCTCACGTACGAACGTCGGCGCCCAGTTGCTATTCGTCGTCAGCGCCGCGCGCAGATCGGCCTCGCGTTCCGGCGTCAGAGCGCAACCGTGTGCATCCGTGGCTCGCGCGTGTGCATCCGTGGCTCGCGTCGCCTCCGCGAACGCAACGGTGGCTGCGTCGCGCTCGCCTTCCAACGCGCGGTGCCGGTCGACCATGTGCGGCCACGCCTGCTGCAACTCCGCGATGCGCGCCTCCGCGGCCTCAGCGCGAGCGAGGGCGGCATCGCGCTCGGCGCGCAAGCGATCTATCTCCGCTGTCGCCCGGTACACGGCTGCCTCCAACCCTGTCAGATCGATGTCGGTCACGTTCCCTCCTTCGCCGCGCGCCCCCGCTTCGCTGCGTATTCCGCGTCGATCCGAAGTGCGCGCTGAGCGAGCTTTCGAGCTTCGCGGTGGGCAGGATAGTTGAGTACCGGCAACGTCACGGCCCAGACCCGCAACAGCCGCGCAACCTCGCGTCCGTGCGCACGGGCAGCCTTCACTGCGGCGTTGCGAGTTTCCGGCGACCGCGCCAGACCCACGGCGCGATTGAGAGCGTGTTGGTCGGTCACGGCGTGTCTCTCACGAGGCGCAGCACGCGGGTCAGGAATGCCTTGTCCTGCCCGTCGAACGCCGAGATCGGCAACTGAGAGAGGATCCAGTGCGGCATCCGGCCGATGATCGCCGGGTCGTTGTCGATCGCACAGCGCGCGTGGACGTAGTGACGCACGCCGACTTTGATCATCGCGTGACAATGGTTACGGTGCCCGCAGAGCAAACACTTGCGACAGGCTTTGCGCGACTCGGCCGGGCCGATCAGCCCGTGGATCGAATAGTTCCTCGGTGTCGGTGTCACGGCTTGTTCCTCTTCCGCTTCTTCGGCGTGCCGTTGCACTCCGCGCACGTGAGTCCGACGCCACAAAGAGCGCCTTCGGGTGCGTTGATCGTCCACCCCTCCGGGAGATCGAAGCGGTGCCCGTATGGGTGTTCGCCCGGGGACTGCACCACGAACTCCACGTCTATCTCCGCTTCGCCGCCGCACGAGGAGCACTCGATCCGCACAGTGGCGAAGCTCGACTCGACCAGCTCGCGTCGGTCCTTGGCAGTCGTCACGTCCCCTCCTTCGCCGCGCGCTTCTGTCGCCCCTTCTCGCGGCCCTCTTCGATGATCGTCGTTGTCTTGACCACGAGGACACAGCCCGCGGGGTACAGCGTCGCATCTCGCCCCGCTTTCCACCGAGCCCCTCGGCGCAATGGCCCGCCGTTGATGCACCGCCACGCCCGCCCACCACCCCACTGCTCGCAGCAGCGATAGCGCGCGGTCGTCCGTGTGCCGTCCGTGAGAGCCATCACCCACCCACGCGCGTGAGCGCGGCGCGGAGTATCGCGCGCGCGCGTCGGTCAGCGTCTGCCGAGTCGGGCCGGTGCCGTCCGGGTCGAATCGGAGCGCATCAACCACCAACTGCGCCGCCTCCCGCAGCGCCGCCTCGCGGGCCACGGCCTCGTCGCGCTCGCGATTGCTGCCCTCGACGAGATGAAACGCCGCGCGGGCGTAGTCACCCGGAGCGCCGTCGTTCTCGCCCATCCTCAACGCCTCGCGTGCCCACGCAAGAGCCAGCGTGGCCATGTCGCGCTCGCGCGTCAGGCGCTCCACCGAGTCGAGCAGCGCGAGCGCCTGCGCGCGTGAGATGCGCTCGTCAGGCAGGCGGCACCTGAGCGCGCGGGTGCACTGCTCGTCGTGCCGATGGTGGTCGGCGCAGTGATCTGCGCTCGTGTGGTAGCACGATGCATCGTGCTCATGGGCGAGTCGTGCCCGCAGGCGCTCGATGTCAGCGGGGGTCATCGTGCTTTCCTGAGCGCGTCGAGGTCGTACCGCTCGACGCCAGCGTTCACGAAGTCCTGAAATGTGAGGTTGTCCGAGTCCATCGCGATCTTCGCGAGGCCTGTTTCGCCGTTGGTGCGGATGATGTTCGCCAGTGCGGCGGCGTAACCACGCATCCACGGATCGATCTTCTCGCCCCTCTTCACGGCTTCTCCTTCGCCGCACGCACCGCCGCGTCATCGGTTGCGTTTGTGCCACTCCCTTCGGGCTTCTTCCACTGCGGCGCGGTGCCGTGCAGGATTGCCGCGTCATACGCGAGCTGCGCCGCAACACCCGCAGGCTGAACGGTCCTGCGCAGAGACTTGGCGTCCGCCCGCGCCTCGTCCCGCTCGCGCGTCGCCTCGGCGATGCGGTTCTCGTGTCGGAGCAGCACCGCTTCCAACTCACGCAACGCGTTGTTCTTGATCTCCTCGCCCGATGTCGCCGCTTCGAGCGCGTCGAGTAGGGCGGGCACCTCGGCGATGATCGCGTCGCGAGCACGCTCCACCTGTTCGCGCGCGAGGCGGTCGGTGTACGCGCCCGCCGCGTCGATGCTCTCAAGCAGCGCCCGCAGGCGCGCGATCTCGTCGGGGGTCATGGCGTTTCCCTCGCAAGGCGCTGGATGAAAGCGGCGCAGTCGTCGCGCCAGTTCTTCGCGACGCTCGGCGGCATCGGCATCGGTGCGCTGTCAGCGCGCTGCACGATGGCACGCGCCGCCTCACGCAGTGCCGCGACCTTCGACTCGGCCTGCTCGGCGCGGGCGATGGCGGCGGCGATGCGCTCGTGGCGTCGAGGCGGGCGCAGGCGTGGTCGCGATCGGCAGCGTGCCCTTCGATGAGGATCTCGAAGTTGCGCGTCGCGGTCGCCTTCGTGGCGTCGATCGTGCCCTGCGCGGCGGCGAGAAGCCGTCCCATCTCTTCGCCGTGCTCCCGCTTCACGCGCGCGATCTCCGCGTCCCGCTCCGCGAGCGCCGCTGCGCGGCGGATGGGGCAGAGCGGGTGCGGCACCGAGAGGCGCGACACGAGCAGCATCCGCTTCGACAACGTGTGCCCGCAGGCGTCGTCGATCGGCGCACGACCTCGCATGACGTGCTCGCACTCGCCGCACGTCGCGGGGGTGGTGGGGAGCGCGGTCACAACGTCCTCGGATCGATCCGCACCATCTTCCGCCCAACCTTCTGCGCGTACGCGACGCAGTTGCCTGTTCCGCCGCTCGAGCCGTCCCACACCGCCAGGAGCAGATCGCAGGCGTTCACCATCGCCATGTTGCGATGCTGGAAAGCCGCGTTGCTGTAGCTCGTCGCCGTCACGTGGATCCTCCGTGCATGGCCGAGCAACGTCCGGTACGTCGCCTGCGATTCCCGAGGCCACTCCGATTCCTGACCCTTGAACGGAACGTACGCGTCCCACGGGATCTCGAGATCGGTGCAGAGCTGGGCGGCCCACTGGTCGACGCCGAGGGCCATGCCGGAGATCCCGAGCGTTGGGTGGAGGTCCTCCAGGTGCTTTTGGAGGGCTGCGATGACGTTCCGCCGCATGGGGGTGTCTCCGTACCCAGTGAGCTTGTCGGGACGATGCCCGCTGAAGGCGACGATCACGAGTTCTCGTGCATGCCGATGAGGTACTGGATGGCTTCCTCGTCGGTCGCGAACCACCGGGAAACCAACGTGTGCGCCGTCGGGTACTTTCCGACGATCTCCTTGCGCCGAAGGAAGATCGTCCGCTTGGAGTCACCCGCCACGAAGATCATCGGATCGTGCTCTTCTCGCTCCGCGTTGAGGCCGAGCGCAAACCCGAACTCGATCCACTGCCCCGTCCCACCCGCGTTCACGAGGAGCAGGATCGCGTCAGCGTTGAAGATGGCGTCGAGGTCGCGCTCGGCCGAGCGGATGGCGAGGTCGTCCGGGACCTCCCGATCGGTCTTCCAGCCGTTCGCTGCGGCCTCGTCGATGTCCTTCGTCCAATCGAGGGCGTTCTCGAGGCCGGCGGCTTCGAGGGCGGCCATGACGCGGCGGGGGCGGGCGAGGTCGCGGGAGGACGATGCAACGTAGATTTTCACGGTCGTGCAGCCTTCTCTACCTGTGTGCGAAGCTGTTCCAACTCGTCCAGAACGGCCGGCAAAGCACGGCGGATCTCGTGCAACGCTGCTTCACGCTCCTTGAGCGAACCCGAGGAGCCGCCTGCGAAAGCGCGAAGTTCTCGGAGCCTCGCGATGTCGACTTTCGTGTCAGCCATGTTCGACTCCTTGGATGGCCGGTTCCAACTGCTCTGGGCCCCCTTCGTTGGCCGAACACCACGCCGCCCCACACGTGACGGCCACGATCACCGACACTGCGACCACCACCGCGATATTCACATCGCGGCCCCTTCGTTGCTCCGCCGCCCTTCGCCCTGCCTCCCGCTCAACCCGCGCGATGCCCCACTCTGCCTCCACACGCGCTTCACAGAGCACGCAGCCCGGCTGGTCGCAGAGGCCTCGCAGGTCGAACGTCACAGCAACCCCGCAGCCTCGATCAGCTCCGCGAGATCGCGGAACTTGAGGATCCGCCGCAGACCCGCGTCCGTCGAGACGGCCTCGTGGAGAGCGCGCAGGACGACGAGCGACAGGCCCGCTGGCTTGCTGTGCCCGGTCTCCCAGCGGCAAATCGTCACTTGGTTGATCTCGATGAATCGCGCAAGGCGCGGCTGGTTGAAGCCAAGACGCTTGCGGAGGCAGACGATGTCGCGCGGCGTCACAACTCCTCCAAGAATTCCACAGTTTGCGCGCCCCGGGAGGGGCGGATGCGTGCCTTGCCGTCCATCAGATCCTCGCACCCAGCGCCGCTCAGGACGGCGCAGAATTAGGGGGCCCAGAGCAGCCGGAACCGACCACCCAAGGAGCCCAACAACACAACCTGTTTCGTACTCCCGAACGAATCGCGCCGTCAAGTACATTCCGACGGGACCTTGACGTAACCCCGCGTCGGCGAGTACAGAGGACGACCCATGAACCAAACGTATTTGCGAATCATCAAGATCGTTGCACTTTTCGTCGCGTTGTTCGCGATCGGGTGGTGCGCGAGCGAGGTGCACGCGCAGGGCCCGCGTGCAAGCGCGCACGAAGTCCACACCGTGAACGCGGTACACCGATCGTCTCGGCGCGAACTCGCGCTTGCACTCGCGAAAGTATGCGTCAACGAGAGCGGATTCGATTCGCTCGCGGACTGCGCGATGATCTTTCAGATCGTCGAAAACCAGCGAGCGATCACCGACGAACGTCGCGTGTGGCTCGAACGGCACTCTGCGCGCGTCCTCGGCATCCGGCCGTGCGACCACCGCAACAACTGCTTCTGGTCGCGCAATCTGGGCTGGAACGACGAGGAGCCTGCGGGCTGGCTGGCCGCGTCGACAGCGGTGGGACGCACGAGCGTGGGCCCGAGTCCGAGCGTTCTGCTGGCGCCTCGTGAGCGGTGAGGAGACGCTGCGGCCGTGCGAGGAGAACCCGGACACGTGGGACGGCCGGAGAAGGGCGTGGACGGTACAAGCGCGCGAGCGCGGCTACCGACTTGTCGTCTGCACCGGGACGCGCAACGACGGCTACATGTACCCATGAAGCACTGTTCCTGCCCCCTCTGCCGACCTCTGGTATCCTCCCCCCGTGCCCTGTCTCATCTTTCCGCCGTTGGGTCCGAACGGCGCCCTCTCGAGCCGCTATGGGATCCGTCCAGGCCGGGCGACGGGCGCCCCGACGTTCCATGCGGGCCTCGACTTCCGAGCCCGCCCAGGCGACGCGATCTTCTCGATGCTCGCGGGCCGGGTGGTCCTCCAGGCGTATGACAGCGCCGCGGAGGGCCCGATGAACGGCTACGGCAACGCGCTCGTCGTCGAGCTGTCCGGGGTCTACCGGGCGGCCATCCAGCGGGTCTACGGGAGCGGCGTGACGAAGCTCTGGGCCCTGTATGCCCACCTCCGCTCTGTGATGCCCGTCGGCGACGAGGCGGCCGTCGGTGAGCCGCTCGGCCTCGTCGGCAACACGACGAACGGCAAGTTCCCGGGGATGGGAGCCCATCTGCACAACGAGCTTCGGCACGCCGGGGCCGGAGGTCGATCGCCGTTTCCGGGGCCGTACCGGACGAACAACGTGGACCCCGAGCCGCTCTATGCGGAGCTGGGGCTCACGTTCGGGCCACGGGGCGTGTTCCAGTACGATCAACAGAGGGCATGCGCATGACGAACGAGGGCGAGTCGGCCGCACTCAAGTACGCGCTGGCGCTCGTCGACCTCGCGGTGATCCGCGCGCGTCACGGCGGTGCGGAATCGCCGGAGGAAGACGCGCATCTTGAGCGTCTGGACCTTCTCTGGCGGCGGATGACGCCCGCAGAACGGAAGACGCCGTGAACGAGTACGAACCCCCGCTCGTCCCCGACCCCGACCTCGCGCCCTACCTTGGCGGCTCACCGTGGGTCGTTGCGGGGGTGGTCGGCGGGGCGGTCGCGTTGGGCGGGCTCATCCTGTGGGGGCTCGTGGCGCTCGCCGACGCTCGATCTCGCGGGTAGCGTCGCCGATCACCATCTCCCACGGCGGAGGCGGGAGCTTGCCGCGGATAGCTGCCCCGAACCCCGTCTCATGGAGCCACGGCAGCTCGACCTTCGGATCGACGACGTGGTCCCAGAAGACGTGCATCTCTTGCCCGTCCATCGGCAGCGTGATGTCATCGAAGACGATGACGCCGCCTTCACGGACCAGCGGCCAGAAGGTCGTATAGTCGCCGTAGGCCGAGTTGAACGTGTGGTCGCCATCGATGTAGAGGATGTCGAAGGGGGCGAGGGCGCGGATCTTCGCGGCTTCGGCGGGGTCCTGGAGGACGAAGCCGCTGTTGGCTGTGATCGGGACGATGTCCAATCCGAAGCGAACGACAAGTTCGTCCACACAACGTTGGGCGTCTGGGTTGAGATCGATCGTGACGACTGAGGCATCCGAGTCGATCGCAAGGTGAACTGCGCTCGAGCCTCGGTACGTCCCGATCTCAAGACAAGCGCGCGCGTTCATCGCGTTCGCAAGGTGCCTGAGAAAGCGGTAGTACATGCTGCCCGCCTCAGGCACGTCAAGCCGGAGCGTGTCCACCGCGGCTTTCTTTGCCAGCGCGCGGATGTCAGCGAGGTTCAAGTTTCATCTCCACAATCGTCACGGGGCCGTTCGTCGCTTCGTCCCGCAGCACCTCGCGCTCGAACACGTCATTCACGACGAAGCCGAGTTTGCGGTAGAGGCTGAATGCTGGCGCGTTGCCGCGCAGCACTTCGAGGAGCCACGGGGCGGGGCTGGACGCGACGAGGTGGCGGAAGAGTGCTTCACCGTGCCCCTGGCCGCGTACGGACGGCAGGAGGCCGCCGGTCAGCCACGAGCCGCTCTCGTCGGTTCTGGTCATGCCGTAGCCGACCTCGTCCAGAAGGTAAAGCGACACGTTCTCGTCGAGAGACTCGAACCACGCCGCTTGTTGTTCTTCGGAGATCGATCGCGCGTCGCGCGTCATGTAGTGCCGGCACGCGTTGCGGATCGCGCGGACGATCTGGGCGTCTTCGACGGTCGTGACGCAGCGAATCATGCGCCGCGCTTCTGCTGCTCTGCGAAGTCGAACAGCGCCATCAAGATCGTGTTCCGCTCGTGCTCGCCGACCCACCAGCCGCACGGGATCGAAAGCTGGGCAGCATCGAAAGCGTCAAGACCCGGGTGCGGCACGCGCCATTCAGAGACGCGCTTGAAGGCCGTGTGTTCGTCGTTGCAACGGTGGACTCGACTTGAGCCGATGCCGCGCGAGGCGAGGAACGCTTGAAGCTCGTCGCGTTCGTGCGGAACGAGGATCGTGAGGACCCAGTACGCCGAGGTCGGGTCGAACGGCGGAGCGTTCGCGAAGTCGTAGCTGACGGCATCTTGGATGCGGGTGAGGCCGTCGAGGAGGAGGCGTGCGTTCTCACGATGCCGCCCGAGGATGTCGATCTCTCCGTAGCGTGCTTGGAACGTGCTGCCGTCCACCTCCACCCACTTCGCGAAGCCGGCGGTGAAGTTCGCGCAGCCGATCGCCGCCGCCACATCGTTCATGTGGTACTTGTAGCCGACTTCCTCGATGTCCTGCGCGCAACGGAAGGACTCGCCCTTGGTGCGATCGAGGCCGAACCAGCGGAGCTTCCGCGCGCGTTCGTACTGACTCGGCGGTACGAGAAGAAGGCCACCATCCCCTGTCGAGAGGTGCTTGATCGCCTGAAACGACCAGCATGTGAAGTCGGCGTTCTTGTCGACGGTCCCGAAGCCGTGTGCGGCGTCGCGGATGATCCAAATGTCACCGCGCAGGGCTTCCCGGATCGCTTTGTAGCCGCAGAGGCGACCGGACCAATCGACGGCCATCACGGCGACGGTCTTCTCGTTGACAAGCTTTGCGACCGATGCGGGATCGATGTTGCCGGTGAGCGGGTCGATGTCGGCCCAGATGATCTTCGCACCGCGGTTCGCAATGACTCCGTTCGTCGCAGAGCATGTTTGCGGGGTCGAGATCACCTCCGTCCCTGGCCCAACGCCTGCCAGATGGCACGCGAGATCGAGTGCAGCCGTCCCCGACGACACCGTGAGCAAACTCTGCTCTCCGAGGTAGTCCTTGAGCATCGTCTCGAACATCTCGACGACGGGCCCCTGCGCCGTGTAGCCAGACGCGAGAACTTCGGCGACGCGTTCGGCAGCCGTCGGAGCGGTGAAGACCTTGAAGAGCGGGATCATCGGCCGAACCTTTCAAGGAGCGCCTCGTGGCAGCGTTCGATCGGCCACGCGCGAAGCTCCTCAGTCATGTGTGTGGCGGACTCCGCGAGCTTGGTTGGATCGGCGACGAGCCGATCAAGCTCACGCGCGACAAGGCTCACGTTCGCTTCGGTGACCCGGGGAAGCACGAAGTAGTCACCTGAGCCGGAGAGCGGCCAAAGATCCGGCGCGGATTCTCGAGCGGTGCCGCTCGCGTCAAGTTCGGTCCCGGCCTCGAAGATCGCCGCCGCCCCTGTGCCAGCGATCTGCCAAAGGCGCCACGTCGAGGTCGTCCACACATCTGAGTGGTGGAGCGTGACGGCGGCAAGCGCGTCGTAGAGCCGGACCTCCAGCTCATCGCCGAACGCGCCAGAAGCGTCCCGCAGGGAGGCGCAGCGCTCGAAGAGCGCTGGAGCGGACCACAGACGCTTGCCGGTCGCGCTTCCGAAGTAGAGCACGTCCTTGCGAGTCCTAGCGCCCGGCGGAACTCGTCGAAAGTCCGGCACCCAACCCACCGGCATGACAACAGACTGGAGCCCGAACGCAGCGATGAGGTGCTTTGCAACGCGCGGAGTGTGCACGACGAAGGCATCCAGTTCCGTGCTGCGCGCTAGCGCTCGGTCGAGGTGCGCCGCGTGCGCAGACAGCCAGAAAGGCCCGAACGCCTCAGCGTAGACCTCGACGATGCGGCACTGGCGATCGGCCCGCAGCGGAACTGCTCGTTCCGACCAGAGGACGACGAGCACGTGCGGATCGGCCTGGATGGTCGGCCACCACAAATCGAGTGTGTCCGGGTGCACGACGCTGAGCCACGGCAGTCTGCGCGCTGCGGCAACGTAGTGCGTGTAGTTGCTCGCGAACGGACCGTGGTCCGGCATCACGTGAACGACGTGGATGTTGGCGCGAGGGTGCAGCGTCATACGGCACCGTCTACGAACGAGCGGAACGTGTTGTCGATGCAAAGGAGTTGCCGCAGACCGGTGGCGTACCGTCGAGAGAGGAGGCTCGCGTCGCGGACGAGCGCGGCCATCTGAGCCGGATCACCTGTCTCGACGATGTGTGGGTACGGCACGCCGAGCGGCTCGGAGATCACCCCGCATCCGAAGGCCGCAGCGATGGCGGGCCGGAGCGGCGCGATGAACGGCTCGGGGTACTGCTGAAGGTTGAGGACCCAGCGGCTCGACACGAGCAAGTCGGAGCGTTCCGGTTCGGTGTACGAGGGTGGAGCGATCTTGACGCCGTGCCGAACGAGGGCCTCGACGAACTCCGCGCGACGGCCCCACAAGTACGCGAGCGGCATCGCATCGAAGCGGTTGGACATGTCGTCGCACGCGAGGCGGCCCGTCGTGTTGAGCTGCGTGCTGGAGCCTAGCCGAACGAACTCGATGCGCGGATCCTTCTTGCAGAAGAACTCGTCCGAGCCCCAGATACGGTTGAACGTGCCTGGGATGACGGTGGCGAGGCGCGCGGAGAGTGACGCTCCGCCGCCAACCGGATCGTACTGCTCGAGACACCACCAGATCGTCTTTGCACGACGTTCGCGCTGCCACGCGGCGATCTCGCCGTTGAGCGGTGTCGTGATGAAACACTTGCTTGGGTCGTCGAGATCCGCCTCGTCGAGGAAGCACGTCTCGTAGCCGGACAGCTCGACGAGCCTCCAGAAGTGCCAGTACGAGTCGTACCGGTGCCGCGTACGCGCGAAGACGACCGTCACCGGATGAGCGGCTTTCCGTAGTACGGGTGATCGTGCAGGAGCGTGTCTACAGCGGCGAGCGTCGTCTCGCTTGCTTCGCGCGCTCGGTCCCACAAGTTGAAGACGACCGGGTGGAGATCTGGCAGGTCGTTCTCCGACGTCCACGCGAAGAACTTCTCCTCGAGCCAGTTCGCGCGAAGCTCTGACTGGTGACCGTGGCAAGTCCACTTGTAGCGCGTGATCCGCTCAGCTTGAGCGCAGCTCGTGTGGTAGACGGGCGCGAGTTGAGCCTCAAGCGGCATGTATGCTTGCGTTCCGATGGGCTGCCGCAGGTCGACAACACGGATCGGCCTGAAGCTGTCGTGCACCGTCCTGTTGAACGTTCGCCAGAAATGCTCGAAGTGACACAGCCACGCGTACGCAGAGTTCATCTGGTAAGCGTGCTCGGCCGCAGCGCGGACTGCGTCGGGCATCCAAAACTCGTCGGAGTCGACGGGAACGGCGATCTCACAACCGAGTGTACGGAGGATCTGAAGGCCTGCGTCGCGGTGCGAACCTTCGCCGTGCCAGTGGCCGCGGATCCATTCGACGCGAGCTGGGTCGACGAAGCGCGTTGTTTCGCGTCGAAGCTGCTCCTCTGGTTCCGGGCACGCGACGGGCGACGCGGTTCCGTACGTCGGTTGCGAGCTGTAGAGAACGACGATGTGATCGACCTGCTCGGCGATCGATCTCAGCGACCACGCGAGGTACTCCGCGCCGTAGTGCAGGGCGTAGTAGGCCCCAACCTTCACAACGTCTCCGTCGTGATCTCGGCTCCGCGCAGCGCGGCAAGGTAGACGGCAAGCTCGCGCACGCGGACTTCCCAGGTGTGATGCTGTACCACCAGTTTCGCGCCGCGTTCGCCGATCTCAGCGCTCCAATCCTGCGCGATCAGTTCCACGACGTGCCCAACAGACATCTCCGTCCGCCAGATGATGCAGTTGTCGCGATCCACGAGTCCCCAAGAGGCCATGCCGGAGAACTCGCGGACGAACGTCGGGACGCCGCACCCTAGCGCACGAAGAAGCCGATCTGACGAGTAGCGACCAAGAATCTGCGAAAGGGAGATCGAAAGCGCGAGCTTGGACTGGTGGTAGACGGCAGGCGAGTCGCGCGTTGCGACGAACGCATCCTCGAGGCCGCCCCATCCACCGCCAGCGAGGTAGAAATCTCGGCCGAGCCGCCGCTTCAGTGCGCGCGCGACCTCCGCGCGGAGCGCAGCGTCGTTACCCGGCAACGTGCGATCGAAGTTGGTTCCGTAGTTCTGCCCGAGGAACGCGACGCGGTACTTTTTCGTGGCGTTCGCAGGCCGGAACCACTGCGTGTCGCAGCCGATCTGAAGATAGGACGCGCCGGGGTGACCGTGCGCGCGGTAGGCGTGAGCCTGCGTCGTCGATGAGAAGAGGCAGAGGTGGACGTTGTCAGCTACCTCGGCCTCCCACGGAAGCACTTCGTTCGGGTCGCATCGGCCCACGTCGCCGCACCACGTCACGAGCAACGCGTTGGGGGCTGCTTCCCTCATCTGCCGAAGCGTGGAAGCATCAAGAACGTCGGGGGTCTGGAGCTGCATCCAGACGAGCGTCGGCTGTTGCTGTCGGCAGACCTCGACGGCCTGTCTGCGCGTCGCTTCGGCACCGACGCGCGTCCACGCGATCCGGCTCACGTCACTGCCCCAGAGGTTGAGCGCGCGCTGCATCCCGTACTGAGGGTCGTCGTCGGTGTCGAGGTGGATGTGGAGGATGCGTTCCTTGGGCGGCAGGACCGAACGGAGCGGCCAGGAGTCGAGGGGGGTGTCGCAGGCGTGCAGGCGTGCGATTTGATCGGCGGAGAGAAGTGTCATCGCTTCTTCCCCCGACGCGTGTCCCGATACGTGTCTTGGTACAACAGGATGAACTCGTAGCGCGCTTCAAGCAGGCGTTTTGCGCGTCGTCTGTGGTCAGCCGCTCGCGCTTTGTTGTGTTGCGGCCGAGTCCGGCCTGGAACGTCGTCGTAGTACACCGCCTGGTCTTCAGCCGATTGCGCTGAATCGTCGAGAGCGCCTAAGATGAGATTACGCACCTTGCGGTTCATCACTTTTTCCTCGCGCACTTGAGGGCGCGAAGGACTTCGCGGCGCATGTCAAGCTTCTTCACAGCTTCGTGACCTTCGCCATCAGCGTCTCCGATCCTCGTACCGCACCAACGCAATCCGCTCCGCCACCTTCACCGTCGGCAGCGGCCCGAACGGCACGAGCATCTCCGGGCTCCTCCACCTCGACCAGAAGAGTTGGTTGTCCGCGACACCGCGCTGCTCCTTGTGGTTCTCGTTGCGAAGCTCGTCCTGTGGCATGTAGTCGACGAAGCACGCCTTGGGCTCCTCGACGACCTTGTAGCCGAGCCGATGGACCCAGCATGAAAGCTCTGTGTCGCCGCCGTACGTGCGGTAGCGCGGGTTCCAGACGCCTCCGCAGATGCCGACGATCGTTTCGAGGAGCGGGCGACGCATCACGGCGATGTTCGCGTAGGGCAGGCCGTTGACGTGCTCGATGTGGAATGGACGCGCCTCGTCGATCTGACGGAACGGGCAGGCCACCTGACCAATGGTCGGATCGGCGAGGCGCTCGATGGCCGCATCCAGGGCTCGCTCGATGGGAGCGATGTCGTCGTTCAGGATCGTGACGTACTCGCCTCGGGAGAGCGCGAAGCACTGGTTGATCGCCTTGCAGGCGCCTTCCAACTTCCGTTCGCCGATCAGGATCACGTCTTGCTGCGCGGCCAGCCACTCCCGCGAGCCGTCGGTTGAGCCGCCGTCGCAGATGACGAACTCGAGATCGCCGCCACCGTAAGACGCTCGGCACGCTGTGAGGCAGCGTTGGAGGTGGGGGAAGCGGTTGAAGGTGCCGAGGAGGACGGATAGCATCACTCGTCTTCCTCTCCGTCTTCCAGGTCAAGCGGACACTGTAACGCGTGGACGGCTTGTTCTCGACAGGACTCGCAGAGCGGTAAACGATGCGTGCCATCCCAGGCCGCGATGTGCAGCGGCGAATTGTCCGCCGTGCACGGCATCGCCGTCAGGTCGATAACGCACTCGGCCGTGTCTCCACAGCCCTCGCACACCGCAGGCATCAGAACCCGTCTCGGTACATCACACAGCCTTGTCCGCCTCGACGCTGTTCGCGATACGCAGGAGCACCGCTGCGTGGCATGGCAGCGGTGCGCACCAACACACGAGATCCTTGCCGCGCAGTTCCAACTTCGCACGTTCGATGAGCGCGGGCTGCGCAACAAACCAACGCTCGAATGCGACGATCGCTTCGTGCCGCGTGCGCACGCGGTGCGCTGCGAGCGTCCCAGTCATGTGCGAGAACGGGTTGCCAAACGCAGTTGGTCGCCCGACGTACACAGCGTCGGCCGGGGGTGCTTCGGTGTGTTTGTTCCAGACGCGCGGCATCAGAACCCGGCGACGAGCGCATCGAGCGCCGCGTCGTCCTCCATCGTCCAGCCGAGCGGACCGCGCAACTCGTCGAGCGGGATCGTGAACGGCAGCCCCGCCCTGGCTTCGCGGGAGACGTTGTACGGATGGCAGCCGAAGACGGTCATGTACGGATCGTGAACGCGGAGGCCGGGCCCGAATTTGGACTCGACGAGCATCATGTACCGAGTGTCCTCGCCGTAGTCGAGGCTCGTATCGAAGCTGATCGCCTCCACGACGTGCCTGCGGAGCATCGTGAGGGCGAGCGGGGCGGCGCCGCCGGACTCGAACGGGCAGAGGCGACGCGTCTTCATGTCGAGGAAGTGGGCGGCCGTGAAGGCGGTGTAGGGCGCCTCGGGATGCTCTTCGAGCAACTTCACTTGCCTCGCGACGCGATCGGGGTGCAGGTAGTCGTCGTCGTCAAGCCAGATGAGCGTGTCCCACGCTGTCGTTTTCAGGATGTCGATGCGCGCGCGCTCACGTCGCGCCCCAAGCGTGGCGTCCGCTGCATCCGGCAAGTACAGAATGCCAGGCCGCGCCTTGTTGATCTGCTGATCGTGCCACACGCCAAATCGCTTCATTCGGTCGAGGGTGGAGATGGTCGCGAAGATGGACTTCACGATGCGCACCACTGCAACCACGGCAGCGCCATCACGACGCACAAGCTGATCACGAGCAGCTCGAACCAGTCCGAATCCATTTCCTGCACCCGAGGACGATGTACCCGAGGCGGCGTCAGCGCGTCAAGAGGCGTCCGTACGATTCGAGACGCTGGATCCGCTCCGCCGTGAGGCCGTACGTGCTTGCCACGTGCTCGTCCGCGGTTCGAGCGGCGACCTCCACGACGTATGCCTGCCCGATCGCGCCGAGGCGGAGGGCTCGCCAGACGAGGAGGCCGGCCGTGCCGAGGAGGGCTCCGGTGAGGCCGCCGACGAAGGCTGCGGTTGCCGGCCTCATCGCCGTCGGTGCTTTCACAGGACCCCCGCCCGGTCCATCGACGCGAGCAACCTGTTGATCCTCGTCCCCGTCGTCCGATCGATCCCCAACTCCGCGAATTTCGCGTCCAGCTCCGCCCGGACACGAGGCGGAACCTCGCGATCGATCGTCGCCCGCATCGTGTTCTCCAAGGCCGTATCCACCCTCGACTGCCCGAAGAGGAAGAAGAGGCCCGTGACGGTGAGACCGCCAAGGAGGCCGAGGCCGGCTGCTTGCCACGCGTTCATCAGCCGCACCGCCGACGCGCGCCGTGCAATTGGGCGCTCGCTGCCGATTCTTGTTTGCGCACGTAGGCAGCACCGGAGGTTTGAAACTTCAGCCGCAACGTGGTGCTTTCGCGCGCAACACGCCGCAGGAGCGTTGCTCGCTCCGCAGAAAACTCCGCGTAGCCCTCGCCCGCCGCGCAGCGCCGCGAAATACGCGCAGCCTTGTCGTACAACTCGGCCGCGCGCCGAAGTCGACCGCGATCCCGCTTCGTGAGTCGGACAGGGCCTTTCATTGGATCCTCGCCGCATGATCGTCGAAGAGGCCCGCATCGGCAAGCCCCCGAGCCCGCAGCGCCGCAAGCATCGCGTTGGCCGTCTTGGGCCCGTACACGCCGTCCTGCACAAGCCCAGAGCCCTTCTGGAAGTCCTCGAGCGCGGCGCGAGTCTGGTAGCCGTGGACTCCGTCGACCTGCCCGGGGTTGTGGCCAAGCAGGGCGAGCGCTTGCTGGAGTTGGCGGGCGGTGAAACGGCGCGGGTCGACCTCGTGCGAGGATGGGATTGCGACGGCGGGGTCGCGCGCGACATCGCCGCGCTTGCGCATGACCCAGGCGCGAAGGAAGTCGCCGGGGCAGACGGGCTTGCCCCACTCCCAGTGCCCCGAGAGGCCCCAGTCGTCGTCAGGCCCAAGCTTCCCGAAGACGATCTGGTGCTGCCCGCGAAGCCAGGAGACGAGCAGCTCGGCCATCACCATCTGCGCGTCGGTCGGCTTCAAGCCCTCCGAGATGAGATCGCCGTCGCCCTCGAAGTTGCCCTGGAACGCGATCGAGATCCCGAAGCGGTTGCAGAGCTTGCCGGTGTGGTAGCTGCGCGTCGAGGTCGCGTTGCAGCGGTAAATGACGAGCTTGCCGGCGTTGTCCTTGTCGGGAACCTGCGAAAGCCAGAAGTGGTAGGCCGCTCCGGGCCAACCTCGGTGGTCGACGCAGAAGCGGGCCATGCCTTCGGCGCCGCGGTAGCCCGGAGGTCCGTTCGCGCCGGACTTGTGGATGAGGATGCGGTCGATCTCGGAGACGGAGCGATTCTCGTACCGCTTGAAGGCGTGGCGAGGCAGGAGGTGCGCCACGTCGTAGATGACGGTGTCGCCGAGGTCGGCCTCGAACTTTGCACCTTCGGGGAGCATCTATCAATGTCGCCGCGGCAAGCGACGCCCCGACACGACGCGTCCAGCGGACGCGTAGCGTCGCCGCAACTCACGAAGCAGCGGCGCTGCTTCCGCAGCCGTCGCAGGGCGCGCGCGCTTGACATACCCGGAATCGCATTCGCCGTGCTGATCCGCGTGCGAGTAGCACGTGAAACGCCCGCGACTCGCTTCGATCGAAGGTAGGACCGCAAACACGTCTTTGCCGGGGCCGACGCGAACCACCACAGGAATCTTTTGCTTCTTCATGCGACCCCCGTCGTCTGCTCGCCGCGCATTCGCAGCCAGTACCACATCAGCATCCCGATCGAGATCGTCGCCGACCCCCCGAGCGAGATGAGCAGCACCTTCCACGTCGAGACCTCGGGAGCGACGAGCTTGGTCACGATCCAGATCCCGGGGGCGATGCAGATGGAGCGGATCGCCGTCACGCCGACGAGGCGGGCCATCGAGCCCGGCTCCTTGTTCAGGACGCCTGCGACGGCGTAGGTCGACGGAGGGGAGCCGTTGTCGACCGGGACGGCGCCGTAAAAGCCGGGGCGGCGGGGGGTGTGCGGGGGCGTGTAGAAGCCCTGGCTGTAGGTGTAGTTCACGCCGCCCTGCGCTTTCCGATCACGGCCTTGACTCCGCCCGCGCCCTTCTTCCGAAGCTGGATCGTTCTGAACGTGCCCTTGCAGAATCGCGAGGGGGCGAGCTGGCGAGCGCGACACGTCTTGTCGTTGCAGTCGAGACTCGTGCGGAACTTGTTGCGGCGGAGGAAGGCGCGGATCGCCTTCTTCGACCGGAAGACGGAGCGGTCGAAGAGGACGGTCTGGATGGAGGTGCGGGTGGAGCAGGACATCACGCGCGGCTCCGCGCGGCGCGCGTTTCGTCCCAGTGCGTGTCTACCGATGGCGTCACACGCACAACCGCGCGCCCGGTCCGCTTGGCGAGCGCACGGGCGGCCTTCGGCGTGAGGCAGAGCCGCACGCGGCGTCGGTCGCGCAACGTCTCCCACAGGTGCTTGCAGGTCTTGTGCGCCATCACTTGCTCCGGCGACGCTTGCGCTTCTTCAGCCCGTCGAGCCGACCCTGCCCGCACCGCTCGTACTCGAAGAAGCCCTGGATGTCTTCGACGATGCGTGCCTTCGTGTCCGAGGCGGCGCAGAGCGGCGCGTCGGGCGACCACACCAGCGACCTCGATGTTGTACGCACTCTTGCCGCCGCACTCGCCCGTGTAGCGCGCGTCGCGGAAGCGGGCGGTGAAGTAGCCGCCGCACTCGTCGGAGTAGAAGCGAGCGGAGCGACGGGTCCTTGGAGTGTCTCCGCGCGAAGGTGGTAGCACGCTGTCGAGCAGTGCGTTTGCGTTTCGCGCCAAGGCGTGAACGCTTCGCCGCACCGACACGTTTTCGGCTGGATCAACATCTACTTCTTTCGACGCGCGAATCCCTGCGCCAGCGCGATGGTCGGCGTGATCACGGGAAAGAGGAACCCCATCGCCCCCCACCAGATCGCCCAACCGACCTTGCCATTGCGCTTGTAGCCGTGGTAGGCGCTCGCCGCCATCGAAGCCGTCGCGAGGACGCCCCAGCCGACACGAAGCCACGTGGGCGTCTCGCCGGGGGCGTAGCCGAGCCCGTTGAGGCCCTGCGCCGCGAGCATGTTCTCCCAGCGCTTGAGGCCGTTGTTCGTCGCGGGATGCTCGAACCCCTGCTGGTCGCGGTAGGTGAGCGGGGCGGGACCGTAGTTGACGAACGCCATGTAGGGCACAGTACCACATCCCTTGCGCTTTCCGCCATGATCGCCGATCCTGTCGCGGGTTGAGCCGTCTGGGTGCTTCGTCCCCTCGCACCCAACACACCGGGTGGCGTGCGCCTGGGCGGCTCGGCCCGACTCCTTGGGTGGTCGATTCCGACTACTTCGGGCCCCCTTCGCGCGCCGCGTCCGTTCCGGTGAAGCAGGCGTCGATGGCCGCGATCTCGTCCCCCGGCCCCATGTCGGCCGACGCGACCCACTCGATGTCGTGCAACGCCGCGGCGACGAGGTCGATATGCGCCGCGAACGCCACGTACTTGGCGCGCTGCGCATCCGTCAGGTCCTCGCCGCGTTCACCGATCTGCTGGACCAACCGTGCCGCGGCTTCGACGTGTTGGTAGGCGTAGTCGAGGGCTCCGCCGCTCATCGTGGCAACTCCTCCGGGTACTTCGCCGCGAACTCCTCGAGCGCCGGCGCACCGCGATCCCGCAACGACTGCGTCGCGGTTAGCACGCTGAACGGCGGCGCGATCGTGCGCTCCGCGGCTTCGACACGAGCCGGCGAACACCCGTAGACGACGACGGACGCGTTGAATGCGTAGAAACCGTGGGCGAAGCCCGGCGGAACGAAGACGCCCTCGAACACCTCGAGAACGAACTTGTGAAGCTGGCCGAACGTCGGGCCAGGGCGGATGTCGAGGCAGCAGTCGGTGATGCCGCCGGAGAGGAGGGTGATGAGCTTGGTTTGGGCGTGAGGGTGGGCTTGGAAGTGGAGGCCACGGAAGACGCTGGCGTGCGACATCGAGCAATTCCACTGCTCGAAGACCGGGTACTCCAAGGGGGCCCCGGAGCAGCCCGGAATCGACCGCCCAAGATGCGCCAGCTCGACGAAGAGCCCGCGTTCGTCTCGGTGCCGCTCGAGCCGGAACTTCACCGGTTCCATCGACGCACCGCCCTCTCCACAACCTCTGCCACGCCCTCGTCGAACCTTCTGCGCGGCGCCCAGCCTAGCGCGCGCAACTTCGTTGTGTCCAGGGCGTACCGCCGATCGTTGCCGGGCCGGTCCGTCACGTACGTCTTGAGGGCGAGGAAGTCGTCGACATGCGCGTCGAGCGTGTCGGCGACGCACGCGCACACCTCGTTCACGACATCCTCGTTGCTGACTTCCTCGGTGCCGCCGATGTTGTGCGACTCGCCGAGTTTGCCGCGCTCGAGGATCGTCCAGATCCCGGAGACGTGGTCCTCGACGTGGAGCCAGTCCCGAAGGTTCTTGCCGTCGCCGTGGATCGTGATCGGCTGCCGCGTGAGGCACCGTTCGATCACCATCGGCATGTTGAGCGTCCCTACGACGTTGGTCCGCGTGAAGACCTCCGGGTCGAGGATGCTTCGGTCCACGTGCGTCTCGGCCGCGAAGTGCACGATCGTGTCCGGCGCCCACGAAACCAACCGAGCTACGTCCTCCCACCGAGAGATGTCGACGAAACGCGCGCCGTAGCACGGGAGCTTGTCGATGCCGTCGATGCGGCGCGGATCGGCGCAGTACGTCATCGCGTCCACGTTGAGCCACGCGATGTTCGGGCGCTCCACGACGAAGCGGCGCAGGAAGGCTGAACCGATGAAGCCGAGGCCGCCTGTGACGAGGATGCGTTTCACGACGGCGCCGTTTTGGCCTTCTCCCTGTTGACCGCCTGCATGTAGTCCACCACGTCAAGGTTGAGATACCGCTTGCACGGCGGCATCCCGTGGATGAGCGCGGGTTCGTTCGTCTCGTCGCGAACGATGTGGACCTCGAGCATGCAGAAGGGGCACATGAAGACGTGCTCGGTGGTGAACTCGTGTTCGGTCATGCCGCGGCCCATTCCGGGTGGAACACGCGCTCGACACGGAGAAGTCTTGCGCCGAACACCGTCGCACGTGGAACGAACTCGTGGCTGTCGTACTTCTGCGGATCGTCGAGGTATTCGCGCGCGCGATCGAGCCAGCGCCGAAGCAACTCGTCCGAAGGCCGCCGCACGAGGTAGATGACGACGCTTCGATGCTGCGTTTCCTGCCCGACCTGCACTGGTGTTCCACCGATCCCGGCGACGCACATGAATCCTTGGTAGTCGGGCATCTCAGCGACCACGTCGTACATGATGCTGTTGTACCTGCCGCGGTAGTCTTCCGGGAAAGCAGTGCGGTAGTGGCCGGCTACAACGGCGTACCTGTCTTCTGAAGACGCGCACCCGGTCGCGTACGCGACGACCTCGCGCTCGAAATTGCCAGCGTACTGATCGGTGTCGATCAGGTAAATGTATGATGGGCACGGCGGCTCGACGATCACTTGGAAAGCTCCGCGAGGATCCGGCTGTGCGCCCCGAGGTGCTTCGTCTCCACCGGTACGGCCTCGACGAACTCTCGCGCCTTCCGGCGGTGCTCCTCGGCTCGCTCAAAGCGGCCGATCCGCTTCCAGCCGCGGTAGCGGGCGGCCTCGACGCGGGCTCGCGCGAGCAGGTCGTCGGGGGCGACGGCGTGCATCTGCATGCTCGTGATGCTCGTAAGGATGGTCGGCCGGTACGAGGGCGTCGTATCGTAGTACAGCGTCATCGCTTGCCTCCTCGGCGACCTCGCCGCCTCTTCTTTCCACTGAGTCCTGCGGGCGGAGCCGGAACTTCCGGCTCCCTGTCGAACGCTCCCGACTCTCCCCGTTCTTCCGCCGCCGGCTCGTCCTGATCGAACATCCCGGACTCCCCAGCTTCCTCTGGCGTCATCGTCTCCTCCTCCGGGATCTCTTCTTCCCTCGGCTCGACTCGCTCGAACTCCATCTCCCCACCGTACGCTTTCGCGAACCGCTCCAGATCCGACTTGATGGTCTTGAGAGCCGCGCGGATCGGCGCCTTGAGCCTGGCGGACAGAGCCCGCATGTAGACCGAGATCGCGGCGTCCTGCGGCGTCTTGCCGAGGCCGACCTCGGTGAGAAAGCGCGCGGCCTGGCCTTCGGAGAGGCTCGAGCGCTGCGCGAATTCGTGAAGCTGGGCGTAGAGGGGGTCCTCGACGCGGAAGGTGACGACGCGGCTCATCGGTTCTCTGTCACCGCGCGGAAGCGTATCACGGCCGACTTCTCTCCGACGGTCTCCTCACTCGACGCGAGGTCCCACGCAGCGAGGATCGCCTCGTGAACCTCCTCACGCGTCATGGAGCAGTTGTCGTCGAGGAAGGTGACGATCTCTTCGCGCGTGACTGGTCTCGGCTTGGGTTCTGGGCCGAAGCTCAGCGGCTCGTCGTCGAGCGACTCGTGGCCGTTGCTACAGACGTACGCGCCCTCGATCCAGAGGGCGTCCTTGTCGCAGTGCGGGCACTGCATCGACCAGGGAGCCGTCATCGTCAAATCGCCTTGCCGCCGTGCTTGTACGGCCGCGTGTGGTTGTACAGCATCTTCGCATCGATCGCGCCCGAGAGATCGAGCCCGAGGATCTCGGCGAGGTCGAGAATACGGATCACGGCGTCCGCGAGTTCGGTGGCGCAACCCTCTGGCTTGCCCTCTGCAATGTACGCTTCGTACTCGTGTTCGCGCACGGCCTCCAGCGCTTCGCTAACCTCCGAGTGGATCAACGCCAGCTTGGAGCTGACGAAGAGCGCCTTGAACTCGGGATCGGCGAGTGCGCCGTCCGCCGGGAACCATCCGCGCGACTTGGACCACTCGCCGATCTCACGCTGGAGTCGACTGATCGTCTTCATGCCGACCTCCCCATCCCCGACTTCGGGTGGACCTTCCCACTCTCAAACATCGACACCACCCCCGCCGCGAACGTCCGCACCGCGACCCGCTCCGGCGCCCGATTCACCGCGTCGAGCGTCTCCTGTGCCGTCAGGTGGATGAGGATCGACGCTTCGTGGGCACGAAGCAGCGTGACGGCCAGCCGGAGCCCTTCGGTCTGGCCCTCTTCGCGGGCACGCTTCTCGTTCTCAGCGGCAACTCGCGCGTCCTCGACACGCTGCTTGGTGCGCGCCTCGTTGATCGCGTTGAACGCCGCCTTGAGGGTCCCAAGGAGCGCGTCTCGCCGCTTGCGCGAGACTCCGGGGCTGTTCTTGATCGTGTTCTCGAGCGCGTGGAACTGCTCGCCGATTGCTGTTGTCAGTGGATTCATCGTCTTCCTCTTCATCAAGTAGGGTAGGAGCAGCATCGGAAAGAGGCCAACTCCTGCGGCCATCACGGCCCACGAGGGGAGATTCTTCATGCGGCGTCCATCCAGTTGTCGGCGGCGTGCGCCGTCGCGGGGAGCGGCATCCACTCACCCGCCGCAAGCTGCACCTCGCACGAGAGGGCGACGTTCATCAGCGCGATCATCTGATCGGCCCTCCGCTCGTCGCACTCGACGTAGAGCGCGTCGTGGACCTGCGCGATGACTTTCGCCGTGGGATCGATCTGGCGAAAGGAGGGGAGGTCGTTCGTGCCGTGGAAGAAACGGAGCGTGTCGGAGTCCATGACGGTTGCTGCGCTGCTGTTCTTCGAGATGAACCCGGCGCTGTCGTAGCGGTGTGAGCTGTGGCCCACCATCAACGTGTACATCGGCGCTTCGCGTTCAAGGGCTTCGACGGACGCAACCTTGGCGGTGGCGTACAGATCCATCGCCGAGCGCGCGTCAAGTGCGGTTAGCATTCGCGCAAGCGTGTGCGGGTTGGTGTTGCCGCCGTGCGCGAGCCGGCTCCACAGCACGTAGAACGACGCTTGTGCGCCGTAGTCGAACGGGTTGCGCGGGTACAAGTCGAGAAACTTCGACACTGCGTCGGGCGTGCAAACAACGCCTGTGCTGTACCGAAGTTGCGCGCGTTCGCTGCGCGGGGCGGCCCAGCCGAGAAACTCCTGGAGCGCGCGTCCGTGCATGTTGAGGCGCCACATGATGTGGCCCGCACGATCAGCCTTGTACGGCCCGCGAATCCGACTCTCAACGCCGCAGGAACGAAGCAGCAACTGCGTGTCGCGTAACAACTCTAGATTCGGCGTGTTGACGGTCGGCGTTTTTGCGCCTCGCAGATCCCTGGCTGACAACGAACCGTCCGCAGCAAAATAGCCGCGCAAGTACGCACCTCGAAGGTCCAGCGACCACCGCCACACCGGCGGCGGTACGCGTTTCGTCTTCGACTTCCACGTGTCGTCGATTTCGAAACGCGCAAGCCACGCGGGCAGCGTGGACGACACGATGATTGTGCAGTTCGACCGCGTGCCGTCGTGTCGACGCCCAGTCGTCGGTTTCTGGTGCGTCAAGCCCTGCGTCTCAAGCCACCGTCGAAAGCGCAACGCGTATTCCTGGTGCGTCTCGCCGTAGACGCGCGTTCCAAACGTCATTCCGGCCTCGTTGCGGCCCCGGGTCCACGACCCATTGCCAATCCAGTACCCAAGCCAAAACGCCGATTCCTCTGTTTCTTCGGTGCAGCCGCAGCGCATCGGGGTGGCCAACGACAATCCAATTGTGTCGCCAGGTTTCAAGGCAGCCGTTTCACGCCAAACGAAGTCGGCGCCGTCCGCTACGAGCAACCGGTGCGCAGCGTTTGCCTCCAGCGCATGCCCGGCGTCCGTTGTCACGCGCCACACCTGCTCTGCACCCTTTGAGATCCTCCGAGCGGGCGACCAGCGGTTGCCAGTCCAAGCGAACACTGGCCGCGCGATCTCCCCGATCGGAATGTAGCCGCCAGCCGTCAGCACACGCACGTTGCCCGGAAGGCACTGGACCCCCCAGTTGAATACTTCCGTCTGCGACACATCCCCAAGCGGAAAACACCGCATCCGCCCGAGCAGCCCGTCGAACACGTACCCGGTCTTGAGCGCCAGCGCGTACTGCCCGTCGAAGTACGTCCGCAACTCCGGCCACGTCGTGAAGACGAGATCGATCGCGGCACGGATCATCTCGACCGAGATCGGCGGCCCGTCGTAGCCGCCGTCGATGAGGGCCTCGTAGACCGTGTACTCGGTCGCACCGTAGGCGAGGCCGTAGATGCCGCGCTTGATCACCTCGCGCAGGAGTTTGCGGATGCACGTCTCGCACTTGCACCGCTTGTTCGCCCTGTCGTGGAGTGGATCGGCGAGCGAGAGCAGCGTGAACGTCTCGCCGAAGAACTTACTCGCGATGAAGCTGTGCGGGTCGCACTCGGGCTCGAGCTTGCGGGACTCGACAGCGGTCTTGCAGCGGCGGATGAGGTCGGTCGCGCCAGCGCGGGCGGCCATGATCCGAAGTTCCAACTGGGCCTTGTCGGCTCCAACGAGCCGCCGGCCTTCGCCGACGCGGAACATCGCGCGCAGCCACTTTTTGAAATTCTGAAAGTTCGGTTCGCTCGTCCAACGCCCCGTCCGTGCACCATTCGGGTACCATGACGGGTGCACACGACCGTCCACGCCGATCTGGAGCCCCTTCTCGCCCTCTGAGATGTTGCAGAGCGTCGTGACCATCTTCGCATCGCGGTAGCGCATGAGCCGCTGCACGAAGTCCTTGGCCTCACGAGGGGCGTGCGGCGCCGAGAGGACGGCCATGAGCGCAGGTTTGTCCGTGGACGCGCCCCCGCCGTCCGTGAAGCCTGTCGGCGGCATCTTGAACGGGCCTTGCGGGTCGAAGAGAGCCCATTGGAGCTGCGGCGTCGAGTGCGGGTTGAAGTAGAAGGCGTCCTGGGAACCCTTCCGCACGTCCTCCTGGGCGGCCTTGCTCAGAACTGAGTCGGGCAGCCGTCCGAACATCGCGCGCATCTCGCGTTGCTCGGTCTCGCGTTCGTACTGCGCGTCTGCACCGATGCGGAGCATCTCTCGGCGGTCCACCGGCATGCCGGCGAGCGTCATGTGCCGCGCGATCTCGACCTTGCGGATGTCGAGGTCGTGAACCTGGCGTGTCTTCTCCTCGACCATGAGCGCGGAGAGGGGGCCGGTTGCGAGGCTCGTGTTGCGTACGTCGCGCGCGTTGTAGAGGTGCAGCTCTTCCTTCGAGTCGAAGTGAAACCCGCCCGTCTTGGCCTTCTTCGGCGGCTTCCACGGCTCGGCATCCGTGAAGCTCGAGGCGATGTGCTGAAGGTGATGCGGCTCGTCGGGCGCGACCGCGATGTGCGCGATCATCGTGTCGAAGTGCAAGTTTTCGAGTTCCGCGCCCCACACGTGCCGGATCACCGTCGAATCGTAGAGGATGTTCTGGCCAGCCTTGCGGTACACCGCGCCATGCCCAACCTTGTGGTAGCGCGCGTCAGACCAAAAATCACAGATGGCTTGAACGAGCGGATGCTCGCGCGGGAGCCCGTCTGTGTCGCAGACGATCACCTCGTCCGTGCTCAACGCGTTGAACCCGACACACGTGATCTTCGTGACGCTGAGCGGCTCTTCGTTGTCCGTCTCGATGTCCACTGTGAAGACATCACCAGCCCAGCGTTCGAGGTACGCGTTCAGCTCTTCCGCCGTCGTGATCGTCTGATGCCGCATCGACCACACGGGGTCTTCGTGCAAAAGCCGCGCGGCCTTGCGGCAGTGCATGAGCACCGCGGAGGCGAGGAACTGCCCCCCAATCTTCTTGTCCCCCTTCGTCTCCGCGGGCCGAAGCAGATGCGCCGGATGGTACGTCGCGATCACGAACGTCTTGTCCGGCTCCTTGAGAATCCCGACGAGTGCTGGGAGATTCTGAGCGCGGAAGACGCCGCCAGCGACTTCCCCCAAGGTGTGCAGCGTCTTGAACTCCTGACTTGTCTGCACGGACGTTTTCAGGCCCTTGCACTCGTCGCAAACCTCGTTGCGCGGCTGCCACTTGGCAAAGCAACAGGTCGTCACGTCCGATGGTCGGTTCTCATCGACAACGGGAAACTCAGGATAGATCTTCTTGCACTTCGCGCACCCCCAGCGGCGCCAACGAAGTTCTCCCTTGCACGTGCCGCACGTGTACGGGACACGCTTGGCGACCGTCTCTTCGACTCCAGTGAGCGCAGCAAGCGCGGCCTGCCCGAACGCGAGGATCACCCGGGGCTGAAGCGCCTCGATCTCGGCGAGCAGACGCGGGCGGCAGGACGGGACGGCCGTGGGGAACGCGTCGGTGAGGCTCTTACGCTTCGTGTCGAGCCCGGCGTAATCCGGCCGACAAAGCGTGGTATTTCCGACGTAGCACTCCTCCCGTTTCAGACCGGCCTTCGTGAGCAGCTTCGTCAGTAGCTCGCCGGACGGGCCCATGAACGGCCGCTTGAGGCGCGCCTCGGTGTTGCCGGGGCCTTCGCCGAGGATGAGGAGGCCGTTCCAGTTGAAAGGCTTCTCGCCGGACTTGGACCCCTCCCCGACGGCCGATCCGCACGGGTGGGAAATCGCATTCGGCTCGGAGAGGCAGAGGGTCTCGTCTCGGAACGGTCGCAGACCGCACGCATCGCAGTTTGCGATGCGGTGGTCGTAGACGTACTCGAGACGAAGCTCACGCACCGATACCTCCCAGAATGAGAAAAGTGCCGCAGTCCTCCGACCGCTGCGGCGCCGGCCAGTCGATTCACGTCCCGGGAGACTCCACCCGTACGTGGATCAGGAGTCGAGCTTGGGCGGATCGAGCAACCGGAACCGCAGCTCGTAGCCCTCGTAGTAGAGGAACGCGCGCGCGATCGGCGACGTGGCGAGCGCGAGGATCGTCGCGCCGAACATCGGCGCATTCGCATCGCGCCACGCCTCGCGCTCGAGCCTGACGCCGGCCTCGACGAGCACCTCGGGCTTGCTGCCGATGATGTCGCTCATGCGGATGAGCGCGATCTGCCAGATCTTGTGTCGGCCCTCGGGCGTGAACTGCTCAAGCAGCGGTGCGAGCGCGAGCACGTCGGTCGCCGCGTGACTCGCGGCGTGCTTGCCGCGCTCGACATCGAAGTCGAGCCCGAAGGCCCCGCGCAGGGCGTCGAGAAGCGCCTGCGCGAGGCCCGCGACCATCTGCTCTTCCTCCGACCGCTTCATCGGCGGAGCGGCGGGTTGCCCTGGCCGGGCATGTACGGCTGCTGCGCATACGGGCCCTGCGGGACGCTCTGCGAGACCTGCGGAGCGCCCTGCATGCCGCCGTGGATCGGCACGTGGCCGTGACCGGGCTGGGCGGCGTACTGCGACGGGCTCCAGTTGCCCCAGCGCTCGCTCCACTTGCCTGCCTCCCACTCGTCGTGGGTGCACTCGACGCGCACGATGCAGCCCGCAAGCATGTCGGTGTCCCAGACGATCTTGTCGCCCTTGTTGATGTACCGACGCGCGCCCTGCACCATCTGCGGGTTCGCCGACGCGTCGAGCGCCTCGAAGCCCGCGGCGTCGAGGAGCCGCTTCGTGTAGGGAGCGGACTTCGCACCCTGCACTTGGTAGATGGTCGCCTTGCGGCCCGCGGCGCGCTGATCGGCCTCGTGCGCGATGATCTCGCCCTTGAGCGTGACCTGCGGGTGGCCGTTCTTCGTCGTGCCGAGGGGGCTCTCGGTGATGCGGACGTGCAGGTAGCCGGCGGGGATGAGCCGCTCTCGGCCGCTCGAGCCGCTTCCCGACGTGTCTCCATTGGTTTCGATCACGGGCATGGTTCTCTTCTCCTCAGTTCAGTTAGGGCAGCGTGTTTTCCACACGCGTCATTTGTCGCAGTCGATCACGACGAGATCGTGTGCCTTCTGCGCGCTCTTCAGATCCATCTCGGCCGGGTAGACGACGACGTTGCTCCCGCGCACTTCGACGAGCACGTTGCCGCCCTTGCGGAGGGTGAACGCGAACGCGCTCACCGCTCCGGCGACGATCTTTGCTGCGAGTGCGCCGTTCCAGAACATGTCAGACGAACTTGACCTTCGTCGTCCGCTCCGGCCGCTTGCTCTTGACCACGATCTCCACGCCAGCGAGATCGCTGGTCATCCCAGCGATGATCTCCTTGGCCTGCTTGAGGCCGCCAGGAGCGTCGTGCCGACGGTAGAGCATCTCGCCCGTCTCCTTGAGAGCGCCCTCGATCTCGTCATGCGTCGCGGGCACGAGCACGCTGCACGCCTTGCTGCTGCGCGTCTTGGTCGGCTTCGCCGCCGGAGTTCCATCCTTCTTCGGTCGTCCCATGATCATCTCCTACGAATTCAACGCGTCTTACGACGCAAAAATCTGACGATTTACTGCGCCGCAATTTGCTCCGGCACGCCAACGTACGGCGCGATGTCGCGCGGGTAGTTGAAGTTGGTGTAGATGCCCTGCGGCATGAGCGGGATGCGCGTGCCCGCGTCGAACTCGCCCTGCTTGATCAGCGCCGTCTGGAAGATTGAGCCCTGCCCCGTGCTCATCTGCGAGCAGTAGCCGAGGATGTCGGCCGAGGAGGCGAAGATCCCCGCGCTCTTGCCAGGCATGTCGGGCCCTGCCGAGAGGATCACGCCGTCCTTGCTCGCCTTGATCGAGGCGAGGGAGGTGCAGACGACATGGGCGTCAAGCTGCCACAGCACGTCGAGCACGTGCTTGAAGAAGCTGTCCATGTAGCCCCACTGGCCCTTCATCTCCCGCGCACCGGACCTCGTCAGCTCCATCTCGACGAAGCGCGCGACGTGCGTGAAGCTCTCGACCACGATCGTGTCGCCGTACTCGTTCAGGCGCCCGGCCTTGTTCGCGGCGAGCAACTCGTCGAGGACGGCGTTCATCTCGTCGCGCGAGGCGACCTTGACGAACGGGATGCCGCTCCCGGCGAGCGCGATCTCGCCGTTCTCGTTCCTCGGGAACACGAAGAGCGGCCTCGGGAACGTGGCGGCCACGCGCGTCTTGCCGCTGCGCGTGTGTCCGTAGAGAAACACGCGGAGTCGAGACGGTACACCCGTCGCATGCTCGAATCGCATCCTTGCACCCTTGGTTCGCTACCCGGTTTTCCGCCAGAGCAACTGCGCGTCACAGCCCAGCGAGCACGTCACGCGCCCGTCGTCCCGCAAGGCCCACTTCTCGGGGGCCTTTTTGGGATCCGCCGAAGCTTTCGCTTCGCCGCAGCCGTCACACACGAAGACCGCAGCACCCCCCTTGTAGTAGCGAGCGCGTTCGCACGTCAAGCGTAATTGCGTTTCGAGGATTTTTTCGACCGAGGCGTCGAGGAGAGATCCGTCGTACGCCTTCAAAACCCTTGGGAGAACCAGCCCGGTCGCGATTGCGTCGGCGAGCGCGTTGTGCGCGTTGCTCAGATCGACGCCGTACCGCGCGCAGACGTTGACGAGCTTGTTGGGGCCCGGCCGGTTCATCGCCCACGCGAACGGGAGCGGATCGATCCACGTCGTTGAGAGGAGCGGGTGTCCCGACGGCAGCCCCTCCCGCGTCCTGTTTCCCACGAAACGACGGTCGAACGATGCGTTGTACGCGACGTACGTTCCGACCTCCGTGAGAGTCTTGATCGCCTCCCAGACTTCCGCCCACTCGGGGGCGCCGAACACGTCGGCCCACGTGAGCCCGTTGATGCGCGTGATCTCTTCCTTCCACTCGTGCGGCTCACACCGGATCAAGTAGTTGGCTTGCTCGACGAGCTGCCCGCGCTCGAAGCGCGCGAGGCCCAGCTCAAGGACGCGCGACTTGTCGGCATCCAAGCCGGTCGTCTCGGTGTCGATGACGAGGTAGTGGTCGAGCGCGCTCATGGCAAAATCGCTGCGAGACGCGCCCTTGCGCGTGCGGTCGCCCCGACCTTGCCGCGGTCCGCGCCAAGCGCGATGATCGCTGGATCGAGCGCGGCGAGAACGGCCACGACGCTCTGATTCATGCTCCGTACATGCGTCACCGGCACGTTGTCGTAGTCCTCTCCGGAGTCCCCCGGAGCCCACATCGCGTCGCCAGCACCGTATGTACGTTCGACGGCATCGAGCGCCAACGCTCCGACCACGTAGTCGAGCACGTCGTCGACATCGAACCGGCCTCGACGACGGCAGGCGCGAAAGGCTTCAACACGCGCGGCTGAGAGGACTCGACGAACTCGATTCACGTCTTGGGCTCCCCCCACGTGACCCTACTCCGCCCCTTCGTGATCGACTTGAGCAGGTGGTAGACCCAGTACTTCCCCGCCGGGAGGCCCCCCAGGAGCGTACGAAGCCGATCGTCGTCGGTGCCGTCACCGAGATCGACCACCCACCGCGCCCGAACGAGCTTCCCGCAGACAGATTCTCCCGTATCTACGAAGACGCGGTAGCAGTCGGCGGAGCGGAGGGAAGCGGCGTCAGGGATGTGCTTGTGGATCGTGACGTTCATCCGACGAACGTCCCACGCAACTTGGCCCACGTCGGCCCGACCGGCTTGACACGGCTGCCGAGTTGCTTGCGGCACACCGGGCTCGGGCACGCGACGATCGTTCGCGTGTGACGTCGCCAGCGCAGCCCCACGATGCCGCTGTGGACGTGGGGTCGCTCAAGCGTCTTCCAACCTTTCGGAGCCGACCGTCGGCCGGCTCCGGCCTCGGCCGTTCGTTCACACGCGTCACACTGGTAGATCACTCGAATACTCATCGCGCATCCTCCTTCCAGACGTTGAGCCGCACCTTGTACCCCGGCGGCAACTCGCCCGCCGTCGTCATGCTACGCGCCATCGTCTCATCCACGGACGGAAAGGAGCGGCAGAGGTCGAAGAACTCGCACCGGCCGTACCTGCGCGTGCACGCCGCGTAGTTCTTCGCGTAGTGGTGATCCGTTTCCTTCTCAGCCTGTTCGCTTCTCCGCGCATGAGCAAGCATCGCGCGCTCCCAGACGTTGAGCGCTTCCGGGCTCGGCTGGACGTGGATCCGCTCGCACTCCGGATTCTTCGTCTTGCTCGTCACGTTGACGAGCGAGCCGATGAAAGGCGGGTACTTCTCGAGGTCGACGAACTTCTCGAACACGTACACCTGGCCGAGGGTCTGGAGATCCTGCGTGTAGCCCTCGAGGACGTAGTGGTCCATCCGGTAGGTGCTCTTGTGTTCGATGATGCGCGTCGCTGGGATGCGCGTCGCCCAGTCGACGACGATGAGATCGAGCCGCGACGAGTATTCGAGCGGCGAGGAGACCTCCATCGTGTCCTCGACCGCGAGGATCTCGAACGACTCGAAGCGCCACTTCGCGATGTACGCCTCGGCCATCCTGGCGATCGTCTCGTAGATCTCCTCGTATCCGGGCTCCGAGGAGAACGGCTGGATCGCTTCATAGAACGCCGCAGGACCCCCGGAGTTCCCACACAGAAAGTGCGGGTCCCGCTTGTCGAGGTTCGGATCCTGCGCAAGCGCACTCTCCTGCCACGCTTGCCTGTCGAGGTAGTACCGCTCGAGGCCGTGATGCCAGACGATCCCCGTCGTGAGCGGCTCAGTCATCTGTTCCGCGCCCCAGCTCAAGACGTTCGAGAGGTAATGCTCGAACTCGCAGTGCAGGAAGCGCGACCAGTACGTCGAGCCGCGACGGGAGGGGCCGCCCTCGATGCCGAGGACTTCCTCGGGGAGGCGGCGGACGGGGAGGCCGCCGACGGAGATGATGCTCACGGCGTCTCTTTCCGACGCGATCCCGCGTACCCGGCCGTACGTGCATTCACAACCCTCCCGCGCTTCGCGAGAGCCGCTCCCACATGTGACGCGTGAACGAGCCGCCAGCCCGCCTCCGCAAGTGGATCATCACCCTGGAACCAGACGAGCGCCACCTCGAAGTCCGCCGTGAACTCCGCCCCGAGAAACTGCAATCGCCCGTCCCAGAAGCAGATGAGCGACGCGTAGTCCCAGTACCACTTCCACCAGAGCGAGCAGGGGTTCGCGGGGGTGAGGACGAAGATGTCGTTCGGACACGACGGGGCTTGCTGCGCTGCCCGGCGCGCCCACGCTTCGTTGGTTCGACGCTTCTTGCCGTCCCAGCACTCGACCATCTCGGCAGAGAAGGGGTGGTTGACGTAAGTAGAGCCGCGGTCAGTGTGCCACGGGTCGAGCAGACCGTCTCCGGGGATCACTTGCTCGACAACCTGCAGCGATTCGGTCTGGGCGCGTTGCACAAGCGCGCCACGTACGGCGAGAACGTCCTCCGCACTCTTCCACTGCGCACGGCCTAGCGCGCGTTTCCGCGCGTGCTCCGTATCCAAACGATCCGTGTCAACGTCCGGCGACTTGAAGTACGCCGCCTTCGCGTACACGACGCTGCTCTCGTTGGTGCAAGGATCGAGACCGATCGGCCCGCACTCGCGCACGCACTCGAGCACCGGAAGCGGCGTGCCCCAGTCGGTGCGAGCGACGTTCTTGGATGCCTTCTCGGCTCGACGACGACCACCCATTAGTTCTGCCTCCATCGCTTCAACTCATCGAAGAATCGATCGAATGCAGTTTCGGGACGGACGGATCCGAGAACTTCCGAGAGCTTCTGCGGTTCGCGGTCACCGAGCGTCTTCGCGATCACGTCGGCTTTCGCAAGGAGGATCTGCGCGAGGTACTCGTCGAGCGTCCCTTTTGCGAGGATCCACTTGGAGAGGACCGGCCGCGTTTGGCCGGAGCGGTAGACGCGTGCCTCGGCCTGGAGAAGCGTCGCGGGGGTCCAGTCGAGGTCGTGCAGGATGACGATGCGCGCAACTTGGAGGTTGACGCCCACGGACAACGAGCCGTACGTCGCCGCCAGCAAGGCCGGCTCCCGGTCCGCCGCGCGACGGAGAAACTCCGTAAGCGTCACGTCCCGCTGATCCTGCGTCATCTCCCCCGTGATGCACTGCCCGTACACGCCGCCGATGTGCTTCGCGACGACCTTGAGCCAGGTGAAGACGACGCCCTGCTCGCCGGCCGCGAGAGCGGACTCACACTCCCGAAGCGTCGCCCGCAGCTTCATCCCGGAGGCGAGCTTGCGCGCGCGATCGAGCATCGCGAACGTCTGCGTGCTGCCGCGCCGATCGAGGAGCGCGTCGAGGATCGCCTTGGGATCGTAGCCGTCAAAGAGCGACGCGTACTTCTTCAGCTCCTCCGCTTCCGGCTCGACGAGGATCGATTCCCTCGTGAGCGGAGGGAGATCCAGTCCTACGTCCTCGATCGTCCGGCGGATGAAGCACGTGTCGAGACGCGCTCGCAACTCCTCCGGGTGCGTATCGAGGCCCGCTGCGTTCTCGACCCCGTTGTACTTGTTCTTCTTGCCGCCGCAGTAGCGGACGAGAAACTCGGACGGCGTGCCCCACGTAAACTTGCCCGTCGCGAGCGAGAGGAGGGAATGCAGCTCCGACGGCCGGTTGAGGAGTGGCGTTCCAGTCAGAACGATCCGCATCGGCGTTGCGCCGCAAGCGAGAGCGACGGCCTGCGCACGGCGCGTTCGCCAGTTCTTGACGAGGTGCGCTTCGTCGAGAATCGATGCCGCGAACCGCAGCGGGTAGAGCCGGTCCCACCACGCGTGCAGGATCTCGTAATGGCAGAAGTAGAACTGCGCGTCCGGCCGCCACAGATCCTCAGCGAGCGCGGAAGATTTGTTGACGGTGCGAAGCACACACCACCTCGGATCGTTCTCCTCTGAAAGAAGACCGACACGCCGTAACTCCTCGTACCAGGAACGACGGAGGTGCTGGGGGCCGATGATGAGGATCGGTCCGCGACCGAGCTTCGCGTGGAAGTTCAAAGCGGCCAACGCAGCGACCCTACTCTTGCCAACGCCGGGGGAGTCCGCAAGCACAACGCGCTGCGCGTTGAGGATGAAGTCGACGGCGCGCTTCTGGTACCCGCGAAGAAGCGACGTGGCCGGCGGATCCATCGTCGCGGAGAAACGCGGCGCGCTCTTCGCTGGCGGCCAGAACGTCGCCGCGTTGCTCGGCAACTCGATTCGCGGCGGGCTCGCAGCGTAGTCCGCACGGATCCCGGGGACCTCAGCCGCCTCGCGAGCGAGCGAACGCCACTCCGGATCGTCCGGGATCTCGTACCGGGACCAGCTCATTGCACCCGAGACGACGTGTACGGCAGGCCGCGCCGCGATGTCAACCGAGTTCTACCATCACCGTGAACGGATCGCTCTCCGCCCAGATTGCATCGTACGGGATGGCGCGACGCCAATGCGGGAGCAGCGCCGCAGGAACGACGACGACGATCTGCACGCGATCGAAATCGACGTGCGGCAACAGATCGCGAACGAGCGTCGCCACGGCCGGCGGGATTTGGAACCACACGGAGATGTGATCGTCGGGGATCGATCCGTACTCGATTTCCACATCGGCCGATCCGTACTCGATTTCCACATCGGCCATCGATGCCTCCTACGACTCGATCTCCACCGTCGCGCCACCGACCAGTTCCGCGATCTCGTCCGGGGCTGGCGTGACGGTGGACTTCTTCTCGTCCTCGTCCTCGTCCTCGTCCTCGTCGTCCGGCTCCATCCGCTCCTCCATCTCCGCGACGCACGCCTCGACGATCTGCTTGGTGTACGCGGGATCGTTCTGGAGCCCGCCGAGGATCTGCGTGAGCGTCTCGCGCGGATGCGAGAGGATGAGCGGCGGCTTACTCCGGTCGGGCCCAACGAAGGCCGGCGGCAGCATCCCGAACTTGAAGAGGTGCTCGACGTAGTCGACGAGGAGCGGGGCGAGTTCCTTCGGCACAAGCCGCGCGTAGAAATTGAAAATGAGGACACGCCACTCGGGCGTGTGGAAGCCGGCGTCGGCAGGCATGAGCGCCCACGCCTGGCGCGTCTTTGCGGCGGCTTCGGGGTCCTGCGATTCGAGATGCCGCCAAACACCGTCGTCGTCGGAAGCGACGGGCGCGTGTCCGTTGGAACCCTCGCCACTCGAGAGGCCGCGGGGCGCAGGCGTCAGCGCCTTGGTCATGCCGCCGAACCCGCCCATGCCCTTGAGCCCTTCGAGGAGCGCGCCGATGATCCCCTGCGCCGCAGGCAGCCAGGACGGCGTCTCCGGCAGCATCTCGGCCTGGGAGTTGATCATGTCTGAGACCATCTTGAGGTTCATCAGCATGTTCGTGTTCATCATCTGGAGGACTTCGGCTCGCTTGGAGGGCGAGTCGGCGTCCTGCCACTTCATGAACACGGGGATGAGCGGGACGAGGAGCTTGATGATGTCCTCGATGCCGTTGCTCTGAGGCTTGTTCGCCATCGTGCTGACGATGAGGCTCGTCGACTCGCGGCCCATGCGCGCAAGTTCGATCTGCTGCGCCTGCTGCGCGAGCGCCATGTCGGAGTCGCGCTTCGCGCTGCTCTGCACCCACGCGACCGCGATGGGGGCGAGCACCGTTGCGAGGCCCGTGAACATCTCAGCGGTCGAAGGCCCCTTGGGAGCGACGTTCATCGCGTCGATCTTCTGCTCGAGGAGCTTCATCTCGGCGCGGTGCCGCTCTTCGGCCGCGCGCTCGCGATCGGTCGCGCGCTCACGATCGGCACGCTTGGCTTCCTCGGCCCGCTCGCGCTCCATCTTCTCGAGCCTGTCGCGCAACTCCTTGTTCTCCGCCGTCGCCCGGCTCTCACGGACCTGCCAGTCGTGCGCGTACTGGTTCGCGATGGCGTCGGAGTGCATCGACGCGCCGGCCGGAAGCCGGCCCGATCGAGTCGCCTCCGCGTAGACCGCGTTCCACTGCTCGGCGAGCGGAAGCTGACGCGCGAACGCAGGCACCAGATCAGCCGGCGGGGGCGTGAGCGAGCCGTTCGAGAGAACCTGCGGAACCATGCCGGGGATCGAGTACGCGGCCTGGGGGATGTTGAGACCGGGGATCATGCCGCCTCCGCTTGGGATCGCGCCCGAGAAGCCGAACGACTGCGTCTGGCCGTAGCCGTAGTTCTGCGGGGCCGCCGTGTTGGGCATCTTCGGCATGCCTGGGATCGTGAGCCGGTACTTGAAGAGCGGCGTGGTCGTACCAGGCTCGCGCACCTCGACCGTGTACTCGCCGCCGCCCCACTCCTGCGTGACCCGCCCCTCGAACCGGCCGTCGAGCAACTCCTGCGGCTCGACGAACCACGTCTTGGTCATCATGTCGGCGCCACCGGAGGCTGCGCGCTTCCGGTAGATCCAGAGGACGTACTGGGCAAACGACGAGCCTTCGATGTGCTTGCGGACAAGCTCGTCGTCGACCTGACTCAGGATCGGGAACTTCGGACCGGTGGCGGCGGGCGCGTTCATCTCGTTCTCCGTGCTCAGGACGGCTCGCCCGTGAGCGGCTCCTCGGTGTCGATCTCGTTCCAGCGCTCACCGCACTTGTCGCACCGCTCCGGGAACACGATCCGCCTGCTCGTAGAAACGGGCCCAAAGGCCACCCTCGCGACGTACCAGGCGCAGGGCCACTCGTGGCCGTTGATGCACTCCGCAGTGCCGCGGTGCGTCTCCGCGCCCTCCGGCGGGTTGACGACCTCGGGCGCTGCACGCGTCGTCTCGTAGTCGAGCGCCGAGAGCACGCCGCGAAGACCCGCAACGGCCTGCGTGCGCTGCTCGTCGGTGAGCCCGAACGCGGGATCCTGCGCGAGCGCGATCATGGTGCCGAGCAGGCTCGCAGCACCGAGGATCCGCTCCTCTGCGTCGCAGACGCGATCCTCGAACCGGTGAAGCTCCTTTTCGAGATGCTGGCTGTGCTCGGCACGGAACTTGGCGGTCCTCGCCAGCTCGCCGATGCCGGCGGCGTAGTTCGCGTCGGTCTCGAGCCGCTGGACGAAGAAATCCCCCACTGCCTTGGACACGTTGACGAGCTTGTCGCCGAGGCGTCCCATCGCGGCCTCGTCGAGCCCGATTGACTTGAGCACTCCGAGGATCTGCTGAAGCTGGTTCTGTGTGGGGTCCATCTAGTTCTCCTTGAGCTTTCTGCGAACTTCTCGAAGTTCGTCGATGATCGGGCCTTCTATCTCGTGAGCGCTCGGCAAAAACCGCGGGAGTGCTGCCGTCAGAATGTGGGTGCCTGCCGCTCCGAAGACGGCTGCTTCCAGAAAACTGTCGAACGGTCGAAGCATGAGTTCGAGGACGATGGCCGCCCAGAAGCCGACGCACACCGCGCAGTAGACGAAGCCCTCGAAGAGCGGATGAACGAGCGAAAGATACATGCGGGGGACGGAGAGGAGCGGCGAGGTCGTCACGCCGTAAACGACGACGACGAGGGAGGCGGCCCAGAGGAGGTGAGTCATCATCGTCATCGCTGAAAGGGGTTCTTCTTGTACGAAGGGCAGGCCGGCGTGCTCGGCCCGACGAGCACCTCATCGCGCGGCGTGCTCCGCGCAGCGCAGAGCCCCATGTTCTGCGGGGCGTCGGTGAGGTACTCGGTCGCGCGCTTGCCCCACAACTCGTGGACGAGCCGCGCGACGAACTTCTGCCTGCGCATCGACTCCTGGCCCTCGCGGTGCTTGAAGTTGCTGCACGTCAGACAGAGGCGCTGCCCTTGATCGGCGAAGATCTTGAGTTCGTTCGCCGACGCCTTCCTCACGAGTGGGATCGTCCCGACGTTCGGAGCCGTGAGATCGGGGATCTTCGCAATCTCGTCCGGATCGTTCATACGCCGATCGAAATACTCGGCGTCGTATTTCTTCTCGTCGGTCATTCCGTGCTGTTCCGCCCCCTGCGGTACTGCTCGCAGAGGAAACCCTCGAAGACGCCCGCGTTCTTCATCCCGCACGCGCCGTAGCGATCCCAGGTGTGCATGCGCCCCTTGAGCGCAAGGGACACATCGTCGGGCGTGTCGTCGAGCACGGCCATCGTCTCGGGATCACGCCTGCCGCGCTTCTGGTTCAAAAGCTGATCGGGCGAGATGACCGCCATCGCCTGCGCGAAAATCGGTGAGACCGTTGCGACGAAGGCCGCGCGATCGAAGTACCGACAGTTGCCGCATCGCGGCTCCTCGCGCCAGAAGAAGACGATCCGCGCCAACCAGGCGAGGATGCGGGCGAATCGGCTGCGGACGATGGCGGTCACGGGGCTCCGAGTGTGGGCGAAGGTAGGTAACTGTGGGTTCGCGTCAAGGGGTTTTCGGCCCCCGTCGTAGCCGGAGTCTATCATTTTCCAGTTAGCAATAGTGCTTGGCTATGCCTGTTTCGATAGTCACAGACTATGGCAGCGTGCGCCGGCCCCGCCCCCACCGGCCCCCTCCCGAAGGCGCCCGCACGCCCGTAGGCCGCGCGCGCCGCGTCGCAGCCCCCTCGCGCCAGCCCTCAGGCCCGAGCGGGAGGCAAGCGAGCTTTCCCGCCGCTGTGCGCCGCGAGCTGTCAGGCGGGCGTCTAGGAACGCGCCGAGCCCGAGCCGGGAGGGGTCGGGGTGGGCTGGTAGGTAGCGACGCTCGAGCAGCGTGGGATCACTACCAACAGTCGAGGACGGGACCGGACGCACCACTTACGCCTACAACTACCCGAAAAGGTTCGCAATGTAGGGCGGTGTGCGGAAGTGTGCGATAGTGTGCGGAAGCGTGCGGAAGCGTGCGGTTGCGTGCGGTTGCGTGCGGTTGCGTGCGGAAGTATTCAAGGCTTGAGCACTGGCTGCCTTGGGTGGTCGATTCCGGCGTGCTCTGGGCCCCCTTCGGAGGAGTCGGCTTCGGAGGAGTCGGCTTCGGAGGAGTCGGCTTCGGAGGAGTCGGCTTCGGAGGAGTCGGCTTCGGCGCGCCGCGATCTCGAGCCCGACCACCGCGACATCGGTGAGGTCGTCAGCGCTTCCGTCGGGCTTGACGAGCTGCGACGCGGGAAGCGATTGCCGTCACATCGTCGAGCGTATCGTCAAGTGCGTTGTTGAGTGCGCGCGCGTTGTTGGTTTCGATTCGCGGTGCCGACGCATCATCGAAATTGCGTATCTCAAGCCCGCACCATCGACAATCCGCATCGCATCCATTCGTTTCCGAAAACGGTGCAAGTCGTCGCCAGGCCGCAGCTCCGACGAAGAACGTCCGGCTGACGTTCCATCGGTGGCCGAGGACCGCGCACAAGGCCCCGCCGAGGACTCGGCGGATCCTCCGTCGCCATGCCGACGGGCTCGGAGCGGACGGCGGGGGGCAGCGGTATGGGCCTGCGTTGGGCATCCGGAGGCTGACCGTGGCATGGCGTCCGGGCGGTCGTCAACGGCCTAAAAAGACGGTGGGGGGTGTCACAAGGTGTCGCAATGGACCTGTGTGACACCCCCCACCCCGCCATCCCTCTGTATTTATAGAAAAAAATAGCTTCTTTATAAGGAAGAAGGGGGGTGTCACTCAAAAAAGGGGGGGTGAGGGTGTGTGCCATTTACGTGGGGGGTCTCGGGCTATGGGTACGTTTTTCGGCCAACACGGGGTACCCCCCTTTATCCTGTGACACCACGAAAACGGTGTGTATTGTGTAACATACCCGAGCAGTTAGCGGTCTGTGGGTGTCACACAGGTACATTGCGACACCTTGCGACACCTCCGCAGTTGGGACGGCTTTATAAGCTTATATCGACTGATCTAAGCTTTTCGGCCCTAGTTGAGCTTTGCTTTTGTCGGCTGCCCAGGTTATCGTAGCTTTTATGACCGATACCCCTACGCCAGCGGCCGGCATCCCGATGCCCGAGTTCACGCCCGAGCAACTCGATCTCGCCTACCGTTGCGAGGGGTCCCTCAAACTCCGGGCGCACCACGAGATCGACATCCCGTTCGCTGAGGTGGTCGAGGGCGCTACGGTCGCGGCCCTCGACGCCGTCTCCGAGTACGCGGCGAAGTTCGGTGTGTCCATGCCTCGCTGGCACGAACTGCCGTCGCAGCGGTACGACACGACACGGCACCTCGTGCACGACTTGCTTGGTTTGCGCGTTCAGCTATCGCAGGACGATCCATTGGCGGTGGTTTTCCACACGACGATGCTCTTCACTGCGTACCCGCTCCTCAAGCAGCACGATCGACGTGTGGAGGCTCGAGATCGCCGCGCCGCGCGCCAGCGAGCAAAACTTCAGGAGAGCAGCACGCGCAAGTACCGCGCGTATCGACTTCTCCAACGGAATCAGCGTGGCTTGAGCGTCAGCATGATCGCCAAGTTTCTCTACAATCTCGATCAAGTGCCGCCGCCGCGTTCCAAGTTCTACGCGCGCGCAGCATCCGTGCTTCAGGAGTTGAAGAAGCTCCAACGCGCCGAGACGATCGAGCGCGGCTTGTGGGTGTGGAAGCGCACGCCCGAGGAGGAGGCCGAGATTGGGAAGCTGCACGCCGAGATCTTCGACGACACTCGCGACCGCCCCCCGACGCCCGGCCTCCCCGTCTGCATCGACCCCTCGCCACCTGGGTCATTCGTGCCGGGGCCGCCCGTGGTTGTCACGATGGACGGGCCGGAGGAGATCCCGGAGGGGGACGACTCCTAGCGCCGGAGCAACTCGCGCGCGACGTACTCCGAATACGCGGGCGGGATCGCCTGCGTCAGACCCCGCCAGTCGAGCCAATCGATCCCCATCGCCTGTCGTCCGTGTTCCACGTCTCGAGCCCGGATCACTCCGTCCGGGAGCCGATCTCTTGGCCGCTTGCTGTACACGGCGATGTTCCTACGTCCCCGGCACTTGCAGGCGAGCGGCCGGATCGGAAACGACGCCTCGAACAGGCGGTGCCGGCGGACATCGAGCCCGAACATCGACCCGCACAGCGTGACCGGCGAGAGCAACGGAGCGCCGAGGACGTTCTCGATGCACCACGGTGCACCGCAAGCTCGCAACGCCGCCCTCACGGCAGGGATGTGGTCCACGTCATCCGGTTTCGCCTTGCCGAGGCCGCGCAACTGCGTGTGCGCTTGGCACGGCGGCGAGGCCCACACGAAGTCGTAGCCGCGCAGGTTCACTTCGCGCCAGTCGGCGCGCACGAAGCGGTACGGGTACTGCGGTTGCGGGTGCAGATCGACACCGGTCACGTCGAAGCCCGCTCGGACGAGCCCTGCGGATGCGCCGCCCCCGCCGCAGAACAGATCGAGCGCTCGGAGGGTCATCGCGCCCGCCTCGGCTTCCAGAGTTTCTGCGCCTCCGTCACCTTTTGCTCGTTCTTCCTCCCCGTTCGGATCCGCTCCTGGCGTCGAAGCCCCGCAGCGTGCGCCCCCCACTCCCGCCTCTGTCGCTCGAGCGCCTCGTCGCGGGCCTCGGCTTGGACTTGGGCGCAGACGGAGCACGGTGCCGGGCGGGGACCGAGGTGGATGCCACATCGAAGTGTCACCATTGTCAGTTCAACCGTATCGCGACCATCGGGTACTTCACGTCCCGGATGAGCTGCGACTGCCCAACCATCTCGACCTGGATCGTTCCCATGCTCCGTAGGCCGTCGATGTGTCGGCGGAGCTGATCGGCCGTCAGGTGCAGCTCCCTCGACAGATCGCGCATCGTCATGCCTTTCTCGCCAGACTCGACGATCGCCTCCTTCACCTTCTCCTGCATCGTGTAGTCCGGGTTGCGCTTGTCGATCTCACGCTCGGTCTTGATCGCCGCCCCGACGGCTCGCGTGCAGAGCGCGCAGGCGAGCCGTACGTCCTCGACGTTCGCCCACGCCCTTCCGTCCGCAAGTGCGAGCATGCACGCGATCATCTTCGCGACGTTCGCCGAGCGGTAGTGCGTCCCGACGTGGTTGTCGGTCATGGACAGCTCGCCGTTGCGCATCGCGAGCGCCTTGATGATCGGTTTCGCGGCGAGATCGAACTCGATGTTTTTCGGCCAGGCGTACGTCACGCCACCGTGCTTGAACCCCATCGATTCGTTGACGAGCAGCCGCCTTCCCCACTCCTGCCAGATCCCCGCGATGCTCGCGTACTCCCGAACGCGCTCCTCGTCGTCGTACGGCATCGCGTTCTCGCGCACCCAGTTGAGCCGGTTGAGCATTCCGCCCCCGCCAAAGTCGCGTTCGGCGTTGATCCCGAGCGCGTCGATCGTCGTGAGCACACAGAGCGATACGCGCGGATTCTTGATCAGCGTCTTCACGTCCGTGTTGCGGTACTTCATGTAGTTCAGGCTGTAGTTGCGGCAGTCGTAGATCGTGTTGAGGAACTCCAAGAAACCCTTGCGCTGGATCACGCTCGTGAACTCGTCGGCGACGAGGATCGCGCACGACAGATCGTTTTGCTGTTGATGCTTCTCGCCGATCGCGTGAACGGTGGCCTCCACCGACGCGCTCGAGATCGAGATGAACGGATCCGGGCACGGCCCCATGTCCCTCGCCCGCACTTCGAACCACGCCTTCGCGAAGTCCTGCGCAAGCAACGCCGCGGTGCTCTTGCCCGACCCCGTGGGTCCTACGAGGCCGCTCCAGAACCGGAACGGCTGATCGAGCCACGTGTACCCGCGCAGGCTCAGCTCGTGCGCGAAGAACGGCAGGATCGTGTAGAGTACGTACCAGCCCGGCACAGGGACGACGCGCGTCGCCCAGTCCACGTAGGCTCGCAGCAGCCCGGTCTTTGGGAGTGAGTCCCGTACGTCGGTCACAGAGGCTTGAAATCCTCAACCGATCCGGGCTAGTCTCCCGATCGGATTCGTCGTCCAACGCCCTGCCAGCCTTTCCCGGGACGGCAGGGCGTTTCCTTTGGTACACGAAGAGGGGGCGGGGCTGCAAGGGTGTTGACAGCGCAAGCGCGGGCAGGCAAGGTCGGGCTCGTGGCTGGGCTGCAATGAAGGTCCGCCTTTACCGCAACTTGAAGATCCGCGACAAGCGCGCGTGGTCGATCATGGCCCAGGAAGGCCCCAAGAAGGGCAAGGTCATCGACATCGTGTCCGGGGCCGTGATCAACAACGCGCGCTTCCTCGTCTCCGAGGCCGGACGCCAGCGCGTCATCCGCGAGAAGAGTAAGAACGTGCATGCGTTCGTCGAGGGCACGCTCGTCAGCTCGACGCCGCTCGACTCTGCTCCGCGTACGCGCCGAGCCGGCCTTTCGCCCATCACCTACGATCCGTACCGCTTTTCGCAGTTCCAGCGGCTCGACTGCAACGAGACGATCAAGACCTCGCCTCACGTCATCATCGACGACAAGGGCGTCGCTGCGGAGGCCGGGCCGTGCGGCGTGCTTCAGGGACTCCGAGGCCGACGGCGCGGCTTGAAGCGCGGGGTTGCGAGGGCGTGCTCGCTCACGTGGGATTGCGGAGAGGTTGGTCGTTGACAGCCGGGGCGGGGCGGCGGTAGGTTCAGCGCGTGTTGGTTGTGTTCGTCTCGTATGGCAACGACTCGATCGCGCTCGTCCAGCGTTTCGCCGAGTCCGACGTCTTGCGGAAGTACGATCGTGTCCTTTGCGCCTACTCCGACACCGGCTGGGCCTCGCGTGAGTGGCCCGATCGTGTCGTGCAAGGTGAGACGCTCGCTCGTTCGCACGGATTCGAGCCGTGCCGGATTCCGTCCATCGGCTTCGTCGCTCTCGCACGGCTCCGCAAGGGCTTTCCTCGCAACGGAATGCAGTTCTGCACCACCGTCTTGAAGATCGAGCCGGCGCAGGTGTGGCTCGATGAGGTGGATCCAGATCGTGAAGCGGTGTGCGCCGTCGGTGTGCGTCGCGAGGAGTCGCGCGCACGCGCGGCTTGGCCGGAGTGGGCCGAGTCGAGTGACAAGCACAACGGCAGGTCGCTTTGGGCCCCGCTCGTTCGCGTGACGATCGAGGAACGAGACGCACTTGTTCGTCGCGCTGGCTTCGAGCCGTTGCCGCATCGTTCGATGGAGTGCTTTCCGTGCGTCAACTCCAACCGAACCGATCTCCGGTTGCTCACCGAGGAGCGTATCGAGGAACTTGCCGCCATCGAAACGTCGATGGGTTACACCGGCGAGGGTAAACCGCGTACGTTGTTTCGTCCGTATCGACACGGCGGCGCGGTCGGCATTCGCGAGGTCGTTCGGTGGGCGCAGAGTGAGCGTGGCGAGTACGAGCCGCCGACCGCTGGCTGCGATTCCGGTTTCTGCGGTTCGTGATAGTCTGCCAATCGTGAAACGCTGCAAGTACGAATGGGAGTCCTGGCGCAATGGTAAGGTCGTTGCGACCGGCTGCGTTGCGTCGCTCAAGGCCGCGAAGGCTCTCGCCCGCCGTCGTCGCGCGACGATCGACGTGTACCAGAGCGATCCTCGAACGCCCGGCTCGACGTGGCTTCGTTGGACGGTGCAGCCGAGCGGTGCGGTGAGCCGGCCGTGATGTCTCTCGACGATCTCCTCCGCCGAAGCGCAGCGCAGCGCAGCGTCCCAGCTCTTCGAGATCGTCTGCCCCGACGGCAAGGTCCGCCACCCTCCGTACGCGAACTTCGAGGACGCCGCTCACGATGCCCATGTGCTCCGCAAGGGCAACGACGCGTTCGCGATCGTGGACCGTGCGAAGCCGCGGGACGTTCGCCCTGGCACTACGTGGCGCTGGCGATCGACAAGACGCTTGGCGAGGGCGGGCAAGCGTGACCGATCGCGATCTCATCTTGCTTCCTGCGCCGGTTGCCGACCCTTTCGGTGGCTGGAGGTACCAGACGGCCAAGCATCGTTTCATCGCTTCGTTCGAGGCGCACGGTCCGACGAAACGCTTGGCGATCGTCAGCATTTCACGACTCGACAATGGTGCGATCGTCGATGTGGATCGTGCGGAACTTCGGCGTGTTGCTGCGAAGTTGCGCTGGTTTGAGGAGTCGGAGGAAACGGCTCGCGGGGCGCGCGCAGCAGCGCAAGCTCTCGGTGCGGTGCTTGTGCCGAACTTCAAGTTGATGGCGATCGTGGTCACGTGCACGTACGTTCCGAACACTCCGGGAGTCGACTCGGCCCGACGCGATGTGCCCGGCCGCGATTAGGTTCTCGAGCCAACGCGCCGCGAACGGCTCAATCTCGTTGTAGTACGCACCCAACTTGGTCCGTTTACCAGAGCGGCACGAAGGACGTCAACGCTTTCGGCACGCTGGCGACGTGGGTCCCACTGCCCAGCGATCTTGTTCGTTTGCTTTTCCGCCCGTGTACACGACCAGGGTGGTTCCGTTTCGTCCGAAGCGGTATCTGTATTGGACCGAGCGGCACAGTTTGTTGGCAATGCGCTCTGCGTACGATCGATCGTTGCGAACGCCGTTCGGACCGGCGTGCGGCTCACGTGTCTTGAGTATGCGGATGGCCATCCTAGGTCGAGTCTACACGATCTAGTTCGTGTCGCGCTACTTGGCCACTTGCTCTCCCGCACCATCACCGTCCCCTGCACGTTCTCGACCGCGACCGTCCCGATCTCCTTGAGGCCCGTGATGTACCGCCGAACCTGCTCCGCCGACAGGCGCAGCGACCTCGACAACTCCCGCTGCGAGATCCCGTCTTCACCGGCTCCGACGATCGCTTGCTGGATGCGGTCCTGGATCGTGTAGTCCGGGTTGCTCTTGTCGATCTCGGCAGCCGTCTTGACGTTCGCCTCGATCGCCCGCTTGCAGAGCAGGCACGCCCGCCTCGCATCCTCGACGCTCGCCCAGCACCGACCCTCCGACAACGCGTACATGCACGCGAGCATCCTCGCGGCTCCCGCAGCCCGGTAGTACGCCCCGACGGACTTGTCCGCGATGGACTGGGAGATCGTCTGGCCGGTCGGCGACGAGCTTACGTAGCGCTCGCAGGCGGGTGTGTGGTACCATCCCACACAGCGTGCGCACGACGACCCGCATCATCGAGACCAACTCCCTCGACGACCACGCCCGCCTCATCCGGGAGCAGGTCGATGCGTCGCTCAAGGACCCACAGACGCGCTGGCTCGCCGCAGCTCTCGCGTCCGGCAACTACGTCTGGGTCAACGACCCCCGGACCGGCGAGCAGGTTCCCGCGGTCCGCTACCACAATCGGGCCTACCGCGTTCATCCGGGTTCGCCGACGTGCGGACCTCGAGACTTCGCGTGCGAGGTCGTTTCGATCTGGAACTTCCTCGTTCTGAATACAAAATACCTCGCGGATGCGGATGGGTACGACACGTATCAGGATTTGCGAACGACGCTTGAAACCGGCAGCGCCGATTGCGACGACGCGACGGTAGCTTTCTGCGCACTTCTCCGCGCGATCGGTTTCAAGATGATGGCTCGCATCATCTCGCAGGACGGCCGCTACTGGGCGCACGTCTACCCGATGGTGATGATCCCGGGCCGAGGTTGGACCGCGCTCGACATCACCGAGTCGGGCAAGGAGCCGGGCTGGGAGTTTCCGCGTGCGAAGGCCGTGCGCGATTTTCCGATGGGGGACTCGTGATTCCGATCATTCCGGGACCGTGGGGCGCTCGAACGAACATCCCGCAGGAGATCCGCACCCTGCCCTTCCCGCTCGTCGCCGGTTCCTACCCGCAGCACTACGAGCAGACCGCCGAGATCCTCCGCAACCGCGAGACGTTCCATCCGTCCTTCGTCGGCCAGCGCAAGTTCGCCCCCGACGCGATGACGAGCGTGTGGGGCGCCGTCCGCGCGCTCGCCGCCGCTCGAGATCGCCTGCGGGGCTTTCAGAACCTCGCGTTCGGCCACGGAACGCCTGGGACGCCGTCCCATCCGATGAGGGTCGGACCTCCCGCCCTCCCGCAGCCCGCGGCCTTCATGCATCGCGAGGATTGGCCGCAGCCGCTCACGCGCGACGGGATCCTCTCGCCTGCGGAGGGCCGCCTGCTTGCTCTTGGTCCGGCGCTCACGGGGACCGGGTTCGGGACGCAGACGGAGCTTCCGTGGAACGATCACATGGCTGGTAGGGACGGGCTTCCCGTCATCTGAGGAGAACGACATGATTCCGATGCATTCGATGATTGTGGCGCGAGGCGTGCACGAAGGGTACCTTCTGCTCCAAGTCATCGGCGAGTACGGCTCGCAGGACGAGATCAACAAGGTGCTCGTTGATCTTCGTGCGAAGGCCGTCGAGATGATCAAGCGCGGTCCTCGGCCGTTCGACGACAACGCGCTCGGTCTCGCTGCGGAGTGATCCTGTGGCGGATGAGATCACCGTCCACGTCGGCGACGAGATCAAGGCCCAGTGGGTCCGCGTCCTCGACGTGTTCGTGATCGGTCCGCTCATGGTCGCCGGTGGGATCTTCATGGCTCGTCGGTCGGGACCGGTTGGCATCGTCGCAGGCGGAACGCTCGCCGCGTTCGGGGTCGCGACGGTGTGGTTCAACGGCAGGAACTACCTGCGGATCGCTGAGAAGCTCCGATCGCAGGTGGCGAGCGCAACCACTCCGCAATCTCCGCCCATTTGAAGCGCAAACGTCGACCGACGCGCATCACAGGCAGGCCGTGGTGCGCGACGAGTTCGTACACGTCGCGTGGTTCGATGCGGAGGACGCGGGCGATCTCGATCGGTGTTGCGAGGGGCTCCATGCCGGATCCCTCTACTCGTTCGTGTGCGGTCTGGTCGACCTGGGTAGACATTCCGTGCGGTCTACCGCGTTGCTGTACGGTTCACCCGTTAGTATCTATTTGCGCGCGTGCGTCCCGGACGCCGGGACACGCTGGGACACGACGGGACACGCGGGTTTGCGAACAGTCTAGCCGCGCCGTTCGCCTTGGTGTAGGATGATGTGCGCGTATGTCCTACAACTACGACCGCTACGGCTTCCCGACGACCGTCGCGACGGACCCGTCCTCGGGCGTCCGCATCAAGCCGACCTCGCAGCGGTGCGGCCTCTCTGGTTGCGGACCGGGCTGCGTCGGCTGCGGCAACGGTCTCGGCCAGGGCTCCTACGTCCTCTCGGGCAACTACCGTCCGCTCGGCGTCGGGCTCGAGGGCTACAACATGGAAGTGAGCCGGCTCGGAGCTGTGCACGCTGGCATCGCAGGCGGTGCGCAGCTCCGCGGTCTTCGCGGGATCTGGGACACGTGCGGCAGCCTCTCGCAGATCGGCTCGTCGATCGCGGGCATGTTCACGACCTCCGGTGACAAAAGCACGTCCGGCACCGCGCTCGATGTGCAACGCGGCATCGACATCGGCGGCTCGCTCTGCGACGTGGCCGACGCGGTCGACGATCGCGGTGGTCGCCGCAGTCCCTCCGCGGATGACATCGTCGCGCAGGCTCGGGAGGACGCTGGCGGATCTCCGCCCGCAGGGGAGGCCACCGCCGCCTTCGACAAGACGAACCTCCTCATCGGTCTCGCTGCGCTTGCTGCGGGCGTGGGCCTCGGCTTCGTGATTGCGAGGTAGCTGATGGCCGTTCCGAGCATGTTCAACTTCGCGCTCCCGCCCCTCACCGAGTCGGCGCAGCGGCAGCTCTACGTCGAGATGGAGCAACAGCGTCAGCAGATCGAGGAGACGGGAAGCAACGTCGAGGGCGACGGCAGCATGCGATCTGAAGGTTCGCCCGGCGGCATCCTCCGCGACCCCCTCGTCCAGAAGGGCCTCGCGCTGATCGTCGGGGCGTTCGTGGGCGGCGGGATTTCGTACCTCGTGTTCGGGCGAAAGCGAGGCGAGTGATGTCACCGGCTGAATCGGCTGAATTGCGCACGCTGCACGATCGTGTGGTTGCGGAGGCGAACGCGTGGGGCGGCACGACGATGCCGGCGGAACTGCGCGAGCTGTACGACTCGCTCGAAGCAGACTGGTACGAGGCGGCACACGGGCAGAACTGGGAAGCGTCGTGGTCGTTCGGCGCGGCGAAGTGGATCATGCGCTCGCAGAAGGCCCGCGCAGCGGCCGGCGGCGGAACTGCCTCGTTCTCGTTCGTCGGTCCTCTCGCAGCCGCCGGTGGCGTCCTCGTCGGCGGCCTCCTCGGTTGGGTCATCACTCGTTTCGGACGGAGGTAGCTGATGCTCAAGTACGGAATCGGGTTCGGCGTCGGAGTCGCAGCGGTGCTCGGGTACCTCGCCATCCGCGAGTATACGCGCTGGGGCACGTTCCCCGGCGGCGTGATCCCCGACGTGGACCCGCAGAACGCGAACAACACGCTCCCGGCGCGGATGTTCGGGCTCGCGCCGATGAACGCGTACCGTGGGCAGTCCACCGTTGCCGGCCTTCGGTGGAGGTAGTCGATGATCAAGTTCCTCCTCGGACTCGGAGTCGGTGTCGCAGGTACGCTCGGCGTCCTCTACGTTCGCAACCGGATCCTCGCCGCGAAGGCGGTGCCGCTCATGCCGTCGCAGAACCAGCCGTTCGAGCCGATCACTGGTGGCATGATCAATCGAACTGCACAGGACCCGGCGATCACGAACTGAGCCATGACGTTCATCCCGCAGCTTCGCCCTGGCGTCGTCCGCGCAGCCATCTCCGGCGACGCCATCGCATCGCTCGAGACAGGTCTGCTCGCGGCTGAGCAGCGCATCGTGGGCATTGAGAAGACGGGCTACACCCGGCACATCAAGGGCAACTGCGGGGGGGAGCCGCTCCTGTTCTCGGGTCCCTGTGATCCGGCGCGGATGCGGCAGGTCTTGATCCAACCAGACCTCTACGAGACGGCTCGGCAGCACCTCAAGAACGCGCTCGCGATCACGCCCAAGCCTGACGAACGGGAGCGGTGGTACAGCGCTTCGGCGCGTTGGGCGTGGGTGATGCGCAAGGCCGACAACTTGGCCTGGGGCTGGCGTACGGGTCTACCTGTGGGAACACGCTCAGTGGCGGGCGGCAAGGACGGCGTTTTTGACACGCCCAGCGCAGATGCGTTTGCGCAGTCAGTGTTCGATCCGGCGAAGGCGGCGGCGGTACGCGACATGGGGCACAAGGGTGAGCGCGCGTTCCACATCGATCTTCTTGGTTGGGGTCCGCGTGTAATTTACGCGTGGCCGGAAGCCACCACACGTGGCGAGGCTGACCGCGCCATGTGGACCGCGCCGGATGACTACTTCGAGTGGAGCAAGTGGCTCGACTACGACACGACCGGCCTCTACCGAGATTGCGGCGGAGTCTTTGGAAGCCCGTGCCCCGGCTACCCTAGCGGCAAACGGTACCACAAGACCTTGCGCACGAACGGCGCAGTTCGCGTTGAGTGGTGGAAGAAGAAGCTCGAGGTCTACTCGAAGTACCCGCTCATCGATCTTCTTGCGTACGCGTGGGGTGGCTACAGCCAGTACCTCGATCTCAACGCTGCCGCGCTCGGCTTCACGCCCGCGCAGATGCGCACGCTCGCCGAGGTGAAGAACAAGGCGGACATACAGTTTATTGCGGGGAAGGTCGCCACGATTGGAGCTTTCATTCCGGTGATCGGTTGGGTTTGCTCCGCGATTGCTGGCCTCATCTACGCGCTGTCGGAATATCTCGCAGCGGGTTGCATGTTCTCGTTCCACCAGTTTCAGGAGCGCGTTATCGACCTGCCCGAGTGCGGCGTGTGGGGCGAAGGTGCGACGCCAATCTCCACTGTTCCCAGGATGTACGAGAGCCTCATCGCGCAGGGCTTCGATCCGCAGCGTCGGCTCGACGAGATGAACGCTCCGCCCGAAGAGGAACCGTCAACGCCCGCGTGGCTTGTCCCCGCGGCAGCGGCCGTCGGTGGACTCATCGTCGGCGCGATCGTTGGAAAGGTTGTGTCTTGATGACTGCGTTCCTTCCGCCCGCAACTCTTCCCGGCGTCTCGTCCACCGGCCCGATCTCGTACGCGACGAAGTTCGCCGCGACGGTTCCGCAGACGATGATCGGCCCAGGCACCCCGTTCGCCAAGGTCGCAGCTCGGCTCGGTCCGGTCCTCGCAACCGACCGCGCCGGCCCGAGCGGGATGCTCGGCCAGGCCGATCTCGGCTCGTCTGCGATCGGCGAGTCGACGGTCAGCACGTCGTCGGGCGGTGGCGGAAGCGGATCGGCGGGCTCGCTCCCGGTCGGCGAAGGCGAGACGGAGGTGCCGGATGTCGTTGGTGGCAACGGCAACGGCAACGGCAACGGCAACGGCAACGACGTTTCGGAGGCGCTCGGAACGTCGATCGGTGCAGCTCTCCGGGGATCGCTCCTGCCGCTCGCGATCGGTGCAGGCGTCGGCCTCCTGCTCGGCTTCGTGTTGAGTCGTTGATCAGCCCACGCGCGGATCTTCGAGCTGTGCGAGCGTCCTGTCGAGCGCGTCTCGCAGCGCCTTCGCCGTCTCGGCCTCGAGCGTCCACGCGAATGCTGGCTTGGCATCGATCTCGATGAACACGATGACGCTGTCGGGATCGCGTGAATCGCTGCCAATCCCGACCGCGATGATCGTCGGGAACTTCATCGTCGCGAACTTCCGTGGCTCGTTCTTCGCGCGCCGCTCCGCGAGGTCGATCACGTCGCCCATCGTTCGCCCTCTACCACGACGCTGCCGCTTCTGCTTGCGTACGTGTAGGTCTTTAGCGTACGATGTACGGAAAGGTGAGACTCCATGCAGGTCATTCGCGCGATTCGTAGGTCCCCCACGCTCGGCGACACCGCTCCCGGGTGGGTCTCGCCGATCTCTCGCACGATGGTCGTGCCCGGTGCGATGGAACGAGTCGCGGCGGCTCGAGCCGAGGCGACGGGCTGGCACTCGATCCCGAACAGCCGCGGCATCGTGGGGCTCGGAGGTCGCGGCCTTGGCGCGATGACGATGCCGACGTGGCTGCCGTGGGCGGGCGCGGGGCTCGTCGTCGGTGGCGTCGTCGCGTTCTTCGTCTTCCGCAAGAAGAAGAAGTAGTCGAGGTCGCCCGTGGCGAAGAAGACCAAGAAGAAGGGCAAGAAGTGGGGCCGGCGTCGCAAGGGCGACCAGTTCGTCTGCTCTTCGGGCTACGTGCTCGGGGCGCGCTCGCCAAAGACCGGCAAGAAGTTCAAAGCGCCCACGTGCGTCGCGACCGCGCCGGGTTCCTTTCGCACGCGTCGCCCCAGGACGATCCGCGAGAGGAAGCCCACCAAGCGCGGACTCGGCCCGCAGGGACGCATGCCGATCATCCCGCAGCGCGCGATCTCGGTGCGCGGCCTCAAGGGCGGCACGTGCGGGTGCACCTGACATGGCCAAGAAGAAGAAGCGCAAGCTCCCGAAGAACGCGCCGCGCTTCGTGAAGAAGCTGGCGTCCGGCAAGTGCCCGTTCGAGTGGAACGGTCGCAAGGTCACCAAGATCAAGTTCAAGAAGAAGAGCGGCTTCGTCTGCGCCGCGCAGCCGAAGTAGGAGAACATCATGGCGAAGAAGAAGCGCAAGTCGTCCCGCGGTCGCAAGGCGCCCGGCTGTCACTGCCCGTCGCGTTGGCGCGGCAAGCGCGTCACGGCCAAAGGCAACGGTTGTCGCGTGAAGGGCCGCAAGGGCTCCGTCAAGAAGGTCGGCAAGGACTGCAAGTAGTCCGGCCGTGTTCAACTGGCTCAAGGAGACGTTCATGGCAGGCAAGAAGAAGAAGGGTCGCAAGCGCGTGTGGTACCGCGGGTGCCGCAAGTCCGGCGATCACTACGTGGGCTGTCGCAAGGTCAAGGCTCGCAAGAAGAGCAAGCGGAAGAAGTAGCTGAGGCGCGCTCGTGACCGTCGCCGACACGCGCGAAGCGAGAACCCGCATCGCGCTCGCCGCGACGGGGTGGGCGTACCTTGCTGCGGTTGCGAGGAACGACGCGCTTCGGTCAACCGAGGCGCTCAAGGCGTTCCAGACGCTCTTCACGGCGAACCGCCAGTACGTCACCTCGGGTTTCAGCGACGTTGCGGCGGCCGATCGCGCACTCCCGTTCCTCGCGATCGACGGTCGACTCGGGCCCAACACGCGCAACGCGCTTTCCGGCGCGATCTACGTCGCGCACTACGCCTACTTCGGCGGACCCGCGGACTACAATGCGGCGCCCGCTGTCGCGCTTCTCGAGGGTGATCCCGCCGCGTTCTACCGTGCGAATACCGCACTCGCCGCGACGATGGGCGGCGCAAGCTTCGATGCGGCCGTGCGCGACTTGCCGGTGAGCGGGGTCTACTCCGCGCTCATCACGCAGGCCAACGCGGCGATCACCGGATCGGCTCCCGAGATTGTTCCTGGCGGATCCGTTCCTGACACGACGCGCCCGCGCACGGACATCACCGACGCGCTCGACATCTCGACGCCGCGTTCGCGCTTCGTCATGCCGACGTGGGGTTGGTGGGCGATCGGGATTGGTCTCGCGACTGCGACGGGGATCGTCGGGTGGGGGTTGTGGACGAAGTATCGGCGCAAGAAGGCTGGTAGCAAGTGAGCCGCAAGCGCATTCCGATTTGCGGTCTGCTCGTGCCGACGATCGGTGCGCCGCGAACGCTGCGTTCGCATCTGATGGCAAACACGGATGTCGGTACGGCTGCGCGTGTGAGCGAATCGACGGCGAAGTACCTCACGACGGCGTTCGGTCGTCGGATGCCGCGGCCTGGGTCTGAGGTCCAGCTTTGTGATCACGTGTTTCTCAGCCAGGGAACAAGGTTCGGCATCGACCGGGATGCGGCGGGCAGTGCGCGCGGTGTGGTGCGACGCCGAGGTCAGTACGAGATCACGAAGAGTGCGTCAGCAGGCGCGTTGCGCGGCGGAAAGAAGCGTCGCCGATGAAGGTCATGCTCCTCAACGCCCTCGACGGCCTCCGCGCCGTCTCCACCGAGGACGTGATCGGCTCCGGCGAGCGTTTTCAGGCGTTCGCCGAGCAACTCTCTGACGCCGATCGACTCCTTCAGCGCGCCGGAGCAGCGCGAGCGCTTCCGACCGCCGACTACCAGCGGCTCGATCGCGAACGGCGCGCACTCTCCGCTGAACTCGACACGCACCTGAGCAAGCTCGACGCGATCTCTGCGTCGCAGAACGAGGCGGAGCTGCGCACGTGGCTCGCGGAGACGGATGCGCTTGCTGTTCGCGTTGACGCGTTTCACGCGGAGGTCCGCGCTGTAACCGGCGAGGAATCTCGTTCGCGCATCATCAAGTTCGCGATCTGGACCGGGGCGGCCGTGCTCGTTCTCGGGGGCGGAGCGGCGCTGATCGTCGCGTACAGCCGCAAGAAGAAGCGTCGCAAGAAGTAGGTTCCGCAGGTACTCTGTGCGGTTGGTGCGCACATCTACTTGCATGTAGGGCAAAGTCGGTGGTAGTCTCACACGAGAGGTCAGGCAGACATGGCGCACAAGCGTGGATTCCGAGGGCTTCGTGCTCTCAAGAACGGCGGGATGGCGAGCTATCTCGTACCTGTCGCCGCGGGCCTCGTGCTCACGGTCGGCGGCACCGCCGGCATCCGAGCGGTCGTCAACCCGTCGACTTCCGTGACGGCGGCGAAGGTCTACCGGTGGGCTCCGGCCATCGGGACGGCACTCGGCGTCCTCGGTTCGATCGCGCTTCACCTCCTCGCGGGGATGCGCGGGTCAGCGACCGCAGGGCTCACGAGCGTCGGGGCCGGCCTCGGCATCATGGGCCTCGAGGCGCTCAACGCGCGCAAGCTCGCGGGCGGCATCCTGCCGGGCGCAATCCCGAGCGGCGCTGGAACCGGCGCGGTCGTGCCGCAGTTCGGCACGCGCGGGCTCGGCACCGTCGTGATGCGCGAACTGCGCGGCAACCAGCAGGGCCAGGGCGAGACCGTCTCGCTTCGCGGCACCGTCGACACGAACGCGTTCGGTCGGCGCACGGCCTGAGGACGACATGGCAATCAACCAGATCACCAAGGTCATCTTCCCCAGCTCCACCGCGGAGGGCGGGGTCGAAGAGGTCGCGCTGACGGACTGGAGCGATCGACCGCTCTACAGCATGTGCGACCTCCTCTCGGGGTTCACCGATGAGGAGATCCGCCTCTTCTCGTACACGCGTTCGCAGAACGTCATCAACTCGGCGAACATCGGGATTGAGCGCCAGGCGACGCTGCGCGACACGAACATCTCGACGCCGAGCGAACTCGACACGACGGAGAACTACCTCGTGTACGCCGTCGCGCTCGAGGTGTTCCAGTGGACGTACACCGATTCGACGGGTGTGTTCACGGTCCCCGACGGCGGCAACATGGCGACAGCGCCGAACATGGCCGTTCTGCACAACCGACTCATCGGCGAGCTGGACGTGTCGGAGAAGCCGTTTCCGCAGGCCGGCTTCGGCTGGTTCGTGACTGGCTTCGGTCCGACGATGGGTTCGTCTGGGCCCGCAGCCGGCGTCGCGCTGCGCACGTTCAGCAACAACGGGCATCAGACCGCGGAGGCGCGGTACATGCAGTCCATCCCGGTCCACATCGGCGGCACGGAGGACTACAACTTCCTCCTCATCAACCCGACCGCGGCGGCTGTGAACTTCGTCCTCGAGAACGGGCAGACGAGCGCGACGATCCTCATGCAGGTCCGCGCGTACCTCGTCGGCCTTCACCGTCGCCCGACCGCCTGATCAGGAGCCCGCCCGATGGCACAGATCACCGAAATCATCCTCCCTGACGGCCGCAAGGTGAGGCCCGAGGACTGGACCACGACGCCGCTCTACACGACGGTCGAGATCTCGAGCGCCGCGAACCTCCAGGACCTTCAGGGCTTCTCCTACGGTCTCGCAGGCGCGGTGCCCGGCTCGGTTGGACCGCGGCAGGCGATCCTGCGCGACACGAACTTCGACGGGGCTGGCAGCACGCTCCCCGACAACCAGGAACTCAACCTCTTCGCGATCCGCGTCGAGATCTTCGCTGCGCCCGCGTCGGTTGCCGCGTGGAACGGCGGCAACGAGATCGGCAACCCGAATCCGCCGCAGGTCTCGCTCCGGCAGATGCTCCGGCTTCAGCGCGATGTGATCCTCAAGCTCATCATCGCCGAGCAGAAGAACAAGTACCAGCACCCTCTCGGCTTCTTCCCCGGCTCGATGGGCGTGCACGGTGTGGCCGGCGCGATCGTCAACAACCAGAGCAACACGCCTGCGACGATCGCCTTCAACGGCGGCACGTCGGCGCGCAACGAGCGCAAGATCGGTACGCCCTTCCAGGTCAAGGGCGGTCAGGCGTTCACGATCGCTCTGTCGTTCCCGCTCGGGACCGTCGTCAACCTCGCGGATGGCATGGGCGACGATTTGGTCAACGGTCGCTACCGTGCGCGCATCTACGCGGACGGCTACCGCATGCGCCCGGTGGCGTGACGGACGGAGAGAACGATGGCGAAGCTCATTCTCGCAGGCGGCGTGGAGATCGACTC